AAGATGCACTAAAGGATAACGATATAGTATTTATGTATGGTGAAGTAACAGATGTAAAGGAAAAGAAAACAGCGAATGGCAACAACATGTATTCATTGCGAGTACAGCCTAAAACAATGACATATGGATTCTATGCCACATGCTGGGATAATAAGTTTAACGCAGATAAACTAACGATAGGGAGTAAATTTATATTCCAGATGAAAGTGAATGAATATATCGGAAGAGATAAAACACTGGTCAAGGGGTTTAATATAATGGACTATAAATTAGCGGAGGAGATATGGAAATAAAAGAAAATTTATTTAAACAATTTTCAGAAGAAGCAAGTGAAGAGTTTCTTAAAGACGTATATTCTAATATAGAATATTTATTTGAGAATATTAAACGCGATGGAGTTGGTCGAAAAAAGCGTATAAAATATGATAAAGCCATATTTATTAGGCTTTATAAACTTAATATAGCAATATCAGCGATGGCTTTATATATTAAAGCAAAAGAAATAGATTTTATTAAATTTAAAGAATTACGTAGTGAAATAGATGGGTATATGAGACCATATTATAATGTTATTCCATAAGGAGGGATTACAATGGAAGTAGTCATCAAGAGCATTACAACAGATAATTTAACTAAATACATTGCCGAGTTTGCGAGAGTGTGTTATCGTCGTGATGAGAAAGAATCAACAGCCGACCAGGATTTAAATAGGTGCAAGCAGTTGTGGAAAGATGGGCATCAGACACCGTTCGAAAGTATTAATATAGATTTTCTTGTTGAAGATGTTTCGAGGTCGCTATTGGCCCAGATAACACGTTATCGCCATGCTTCGTTTTCAGTTGAGAGCCAACGGTATGTTAATTATAAAGAAGATATTAAATTAATAATTCCACCGTCAATAAGAGATATATGCAATCCAGAGAGAGAAATGGTTATATATGATAATACATTTGAAGATGTTATAAATGTATTATATCGTGGGCTTATTTCACAAGGAATTAAACCAGAGGATGCACGTTGCGTTCTACCTAATGCCACGCCAACAAGATTTAGAATGGTCGTTAATCTAAGGGAGTTCTTCCATATTTATGAGCAACGGTCATCGAATCATGCTCAGGCAGAAATAAAAGATTTAGTTGAAATAATGTTTAAAAAATTATATAATATGGTAGATAAAAACTCTCAAGAACTATTGGATTTTATGCAAGCTAATGTTAAACTATCTATTAAAGAGCTATTATCTATAATAGAGTCTAGTTCAACAAAAGATGCAATTATATCTAATATAAGAGAAAAATATAAGGAGCTTTTCTAATGGAATGCAAATCATCGTATTTCTTCTTTTCATGCGAAGACATACAGTACCTTAGCAAATATGCTTTCGATAAGATAAGAGTGGATGCCGTGGATAACTTCGGTCGATTCCAGGGATATGAAGTTACAATATATGGAAATATCAATGCCATGATAGGCAACGGATGTAAGTTAAAAGGATTTAAAGTTGACAAAGACGGAATGTCTGCTAAGCGAATGTTTAAAGCACAGGGCATGCCGGCTGATTTTATGAAGGATTAAGGGGTGATTTATGGGAGACCGCGATTTTACAAAAATAATAATGCCTAAGAAAGAAGAATGGTACAAAGATGGAATGGAGCATGTAAGCAATTCCAAAGTGGAATGCTATAGCATGTGTTCACTTAAATGGGCGCTTAAATATATTCTTAAAGAAAAAGAGCCTTGGAGCGATAACCTTGCATTCGGTCAGGTTCATCATACGATCTGTGAAAAGATATTACTTGATGCTTATAACGATAAAAACTTCTATAAGACAGTTAATCAGGAGTATATCGACAAAGTATTAATTCCAGAATGGCATAAAGCATTCGCTAAAGAGTTCGAGAATCATAACCTTGATAGCAAAGAATATGAAGATATTAAAAAAATGAGTTTTGGTTCTATTCCAGTTATACTTAAATGGTTGGTCGAACAGGAATTTGAATTGCTTTCGATTAAAGGAAATGACGGCAATATGATGCCGGCACAAGAATTTGGCGTTGGTGTTCCGATTGAAGACCCATCAACACGCAAATACATTGATAGCCATTATTTACAAATATGGCCTGACGCTGTTGTTCGTAATAAAGCTGGCGATATAATTATACTTGACCATAAAACAGCAGGAAGAAGGTATACCGAAGATAAACTCAAAACGGCTCTGCAACTGCCTTTATATGCTTATGCTCTTAAAGATATACTGAAAGATAATGGCTATGATTATAAGTTTAAAGTTGCATATGCAGTATTACTTAAACAGAAAAATATAGCAATTGAGTATTATCTTAAAGATATTGACGGAAGCGATATTAATACAGCATTATATAAAATATGCATGGCAGTAGATGGGATAGAGAAGAAAGCCATAAGCGCCACTCCATTAGAAATGGCGCATTCATTCTGCGGTTTTAAGCGAAAATGTATGAAAGAAGATGGCGAATGCGTCAACTATAGATTAATAATGGAAATAACCAAAGGTGAATATGAACCGCCTAAAAAAGAAATAAAGAAGGCAGAAGAAGGGGTAGTAAATGAAGAAGTTCAAGGAAATAGCAAGGAAAGCGATAGCACTCCCGTTAACGATAAAAACGAAGGATGGTGGTAAAACAGTGATTAAAAAGGACATTAACAAATTGGCTCCGTATCCCAAGTCTAAAGCGCAGAAAGAGTGTAAGCATGAGCATTATCGCTTCTTAAACAGGAATGAACGCCGCAAGAAAGAGTTTGAAAAGATTGGCGCAGAAGCAGGATGTTTAGATTGTGGATGTTTATTTGTAAACATAAAAGATGAGGTGACTTTTGGAGATAAAAAATAGTTCTTGCCTCAATGACGCTTGCTGTGATATCTTTCAGAAGTTCGGCATTAATGGCAATACAACATTCAAGGTATTAGAGTTTAAAATCGATGGCAGACCTTTAATCCTTAAAAATAATAAACAAATATTTGTTAATCCAAAAACAAATAGGCCAATAGTTCTTAAGAATAAAAACTACGAAGCAAACATTAAAGATGTTCATAAAACACTTGAGATGCAAAGAATGAAATATCGCAATGATATTGAGTTCCCCATCAAGGCATGCTTCGTGGCATATGAGTTTCACTATGGCAATAAGATCATGGGCGATATCACTAACTTATACGAGGCGCCGAATGATGCCATGCAGCATGTTGGCATATTAGAAGATGATAAACTAATCGCCACTACGTTGCCTTCATGTAGAATTATTGATAAGAAATGGGAAGGCTCAATAATAAGAATATATGTTCCAGATAAATTATCTCACATTGTAGAGTAAAGGAGCGATTATGAATCAGGCAACAATTCAGGTAATTGATAAGATAATTTCAATTGAAGGCGCAAATAGCATTGAATTGGCCATAGTTCTTGGATGGCAGTGTGTGGCAGAAAAAGGTAAATTTAAAGAAGGAGATAAGGCTATATATGTGCAGATAGATACATTATTGCCCTATCATCCTAAATATGCTTTTTTAGAAAAATCATCTGCATTCAAAGAATATGGAGTTGAATATGAGAGAGCAGTTACCGGCGTTAAATATACTAGACTTAAAACAGCTAAGTTTTTAGGAAATATCTCACAGGGGTTGCTTCTTTCGGTTGATGATTATAACTTAAGTAATACTGATATTGGTGCTGATGTATCAGGTGATATCGGCGCTGTAAAGTATACTAAGCCTTTACATGTTTCTATGGCCGGAAGCGCAAAAGGAACATTTCCATCATTTATAATTAAAACAGATGAAGAACGGATACAGAATATATCAAGCGTATTGAGTCAATTTGATGGCAAGACGGTGTATGAATCATTAAAAATAGATGGAACGAGTTGTACCTATTATTATCTGCTTGAAAATGATAAATTCGGGATATGCTCTCGTAATATGGAAATGCTTGAAGATGGTGGAAGCATATATGCGTTAATGGCTAAACGAGAAAATATTAAAGATAAATTAAAATCATTCTGTATTGATAAAGGTCATTCAATTGCCATACAGGGCGAAATTAGCGGGCCATCAATACAGGGAAATAAACTAAGATTTCCTGCGCAGCAATTTCATATATTTACAATGCAGAAGATAAGCGAAAAAGATATTCCTACATATATGTCCAAAAAAGATATATTGGATTTTTCTGAATACTCTGGAATATTATCTGTGCCGATACTCGACGAACATATATTTCACGCAGACATTCATACAAAAGACTTCTTCTTGGACAAAGTATCTAAAATAAATTTTATGGGTACAGAATGTGTTGAGGGAATAGTTGTAAGACTATCAGATGAGAATAACGCTGAGCAACCACCAAGAGGCTTAAATAGATGGTCTTTCAAAGTAATAAATAACAACTATAAAGATTAATTGAAGGGGGAAATAATGACTTGTTGCTCACAAAAACCAGTAACTATGAAGTTTAAGAAGTTAAATCCTAATGCTCAGATTCCTACGAAAGCATTTTCTACTGATGCCGGCGCTGATTTAAAGTCAGTTGCTAATTTAACAATCGAGGCTGGCAAGAATGCAATTGTGCCAACTGGCCTTGCAGTTGAAATGCCCGAAGGTTGGGAAGCACAAGTAAGAAGTAGAAGTGGATTGGCGGCTAAACACCAGGTATTTGTCAATAATGGAGTCGGGACGGTTGATTCAAGCTATCGTGGCGAGATTGGCGTTATATTGCAAAACTGTAGCAATAAACCATTCGTTATTAATATAGGCGATAGAATAGCACAGATCGTATTTAAACAAGTTCCTATGGTTGAATTTGTTGAAGCGAATGATTTGTCTGAAACAGATAGGTCAAGTGGAGGATTTGGAAGTAGCGGAATTAAATAGGAGATACTGATATGGATATATTATGCAAAGTAATATTAGAAATAGGAAATAATTATATCACATATTTATATTTTTGTGAAATAACTAGAATTATATTATGTGGCATAATGACAATTGGCGTGTACTATCTATTCAAATTAATAAAATAATACAATATAGCGGGGGCTTCGGCCCTCGCTTAATCTAAGGAGCGCATATGCCAGAACAGAAAAGATTTTCTAAAAAATTATCCATGCTGTAAAAATTGTGCTAATTTTTGGTATATACTTGGGCGGCATTATTGCAGTCATTATCATACCAAAGGCGAACCTAAAGTAATATCGTATTACACTATACTCATGAATCATAAATTTAAACCTAAATCATGCAAAGCTTTTACAAAGGAGCGCATATGATATATTTTACTGCCGACTTGCATTTATTCCATAATAATATAATTAAATATTGCAATCGGCCATTTAAAACAGTATCTGAGATGAATGATGCGATAATAGATAATTGGAATGATGTCGTCAAAAATAAATCTGATATTGTATATATCTTGGGAGATTTATCTTTTGCACATCCTCAATTTACAGAAGAAGCGTTGAATAAACTAACAGGGCGGAAGATACTTATAAAAGGAAATCATGATAGAAATTGTATTTCATTGGCTCATAGATTTATACGTATCGAAAATTATTTTGAAATAAATCATTGTGGTATCCCAATTATAATGTTTCATTATCCGTTAGAAACCTGGAACAAATCACATCGTGGCAGCATTCATTTACATGGCCATACACATAATCTTGTAGATTTATTTCACCCGACATACAAAAAAAATAGATTCAATGTTGGAGTTGATGTAAATAATTTTAAACCTCTGTCTCTTGGCCAAATTATGGAAATGAGATTAAAGTAAGTAAAGGAGCAATCATGATAAAAAATATATCACTGAAATCAATAGGTAAATTTAAAGATGTTTCATTTGATTTGTCGGATAAAGTTAATATAATCACTGGCCCCAATAGAGCAGGAAAATCTACATTAAAGAACTCAATACAGTTCTCTTTAACTGGCGATTGCTCAGACCGTGATAAGAAAGACTTAATATCAACAATTGAACTTGGTAAAGCAGAGATATCATCAGTAATCGATTATAAAGGCGAACATAAAATAGCTCGTAAACTTGAGCCGGCTTCAATAACATATGATGGCATTAAGAAAGCAGTGTCGCGTAAAAAAGATATTGACGCATTAGAGGCAGAAGGCTTTAATAAATATGTATTAACAATGCTCTGTGATAATTACAATTTCTTTTTAATGTCACCAGAAGTCCAAGAGAAGATACTATTTAATTATTTCTCTGGCGATGCGGCCATTGATCTATCATCATATAAACTAAAACCAGAAGAACTTAATGAGTTCTATGGCATGACAAGTTCTACTATACCGTTGTTCTATAAGAAATTCTATGATGAGCGCACGTCACAGAAACATGTATTGTCAACGATTAAAGCTACGATACAGAATAATCAAGCGGCTATTAAAGAGCTTGGTGATAGCGTAGCATCACATGGTGTTATCACCGAACAAAAAGAAAAACTTGAAAAACTATACACACAGATGTCACAAGTTCCTCAGAATTTCTTTGCACAGCTTACATCAACAAGCGAAATGCTTAAGGATGTAATGAGATTGGCGTATGTATCTGAATTTAAATCTCGTATTGATGCTATTAATGCACAGGGATTAGCCAATAAGAATAGCATTGATAAATGCTCTAAATTTGCAGGCAAATGTCCACTATCAGAAAATATACCTTGCTCATCTGCCGGAGCGATAAACGCTTATATAGCATCATTAGTTGCTGAGAACGCTAAATTAAAAGATGAAATCCAGGCGCTGATCGCCTTAGATAAAGAAGCAGAAGATAAATTCAAAGCCGAGCAGCAGGAAAGAATAAGACAGGCAACATTTGCCGTCAGCAACGCACAGAAAGAGCTTGATGCTGCCGTTGCAATGAATACTAAACAGAACGAATTAGCAGCAGAAAATAATTTAAAACTCAAAGCAGATATAGATAAGCTCGATCTTATTCTAATTAACTTCGCCAAAATGGAACAACTCGACAATGAGATACAGAAGTTGGAACAAGAAGAAGTTAGGGTTACAAAACGAATTGATGATTTAGAAAGATATTTAGAGATAACGGGCAAAGGAACCAATGGGATCGTTGCCTCATCTGTTGGCTCTAATATTGATTCATTCTTCGAAGCAGTTAATGAACAGGCAAAAGAATTTGGGTTTGTTTTTGAAAAGAACCATGGAGTAACAGAGTTTGGCATTCTTGTTAATTCAAAGACAGTTAAAATGCTGAGTTCATCAGAAAAAATAATAGCTTCCGTTGCAATTCAGGTTGCAATAGCAAAGATTTCAGGGTATAATATCATAATGGTTGACGATGTAGAAGTGATGGAGGCGAAGTACATAATGGATTTAGTAGAGAAATTATCCTACTCCAAAATACAGGCAATTATTGTCGGACATAGCCTTCATTCTTCACTCTTTCAACCTGACATGGTTAATATAATTCAACTTTAGGCAATTGGTTTTAGATTAATAACTGGAAAAGCGGCTGTGAAATATCAGTCGCTTTTTCATACGAAAGAGGGAATGAAATGACTAATCCAGAAATTAAAGTAAAGCGAACCAGAAAGACCAAAAAGTCATCTACCGACATACAAATGCTTATCGAATCAAATACAGAGCAACAGTATGACATATTCGACAAACAAATCATTATTAACTCGCTTACCAAAGAGTGCAATGTAGATGCTGAAAACGCTTTAGCGATTGCTAATCGCGTTGAAGAAAACTTATTGAAGAGTAATTTCAAACAAGTCTCATCAGCCTATATTCGTAGTTTAGTTAATCAGATACTTGGCGAACATGGGTACGAACATTGGCTTAAATACTCAAGCCTTGGTATTCCTGTCTATGATGTAAAACAGCTCATCGAAGAGCATAATACTGAAAATTCAAACACTGGCCATTCTCCAGAGTCGATTAACTTAACGCTTGCCGGTCAGATATTAAAACAATATGCACTCCGCGAGGTTTTTGACAAGGAAGTATCAGAGGCACACTTAAGAGGCGAGCTGCACATGCATGATTTAGATTTTGTATGCAGAAGTTACTGTAGTGGCAATAGTTTAGAGTATATAAAGAAACATGGATTAAAGTTGCCCAACATACTCGCCCAATCTGCTCCTGCGAAGCATGCGCTTACGCTTGTCAATCATATGACATGTTTTGCAAATTATTTACAGTGTTACTTCGCTGGCGCTATCGGCTGGTCTACCGTTAATACATTTTTCGCTCCATTTCTGGAAAACAAATCATATAAAGAAATCAAACAAGTAGCACAACACCTTATATATTCATTCGCACAGCTTGCAGGAAGTCGTGGTGGCCAAACAGCGTTTGTAGACCTTAACATGGATTTAAGAGTGCCAGAATATCTTAAAGACACTAAAGTAATAGGATTAGGTGGAGAATATAATGGCAAGACTTATAAAGAATATGAATCAATTGCTAGAGATTTTTTAAAGGCAATATTTAGTGTTATTTCAGAAGGCGATGCTAACCAGGCCAATTTCGCATTTCCTAAAATATTACTTCATGTCAATGAGAATGACTTCGCACAAGACGATGAACTTATAGACATAGCATGCGATATAAATTCAAAACGCGGAAGCATTTATATTCTATATGACCGTGGTACAAGCGTTAAAGTTGCACAGTGCTGCCGGCTCAGTTTAGAACTATCAGAGAAAGATATCGAGGAAGTGTCTAATAGACCCGAAGATACAAGGTTCAGCGCATGGCAAAATATAACAATTAATCTCCCTAGAATAGCATATAAGAGCAAAACAATATCTGGAATTTATAAAGAAATAGATAGACTTGTTGATATAGCGATGAAAGGGCATGTAAATAAGTATAACTATATTTGTAAATTATTGGATTTAGGTGATAATGGATGTTTATCTTTTTTAGCGAAAGGCATGGATGGCACGCCATATCTTAGGAGAGAACAGGCGAAGTTTTTACTTGGCATGTGTGGCCTTAATGAATGCGTCAAAGTAATATGTGGCGAGGAATTACATGAGTCAGAGTCTGCTTTAAAGATTGGTCTTAATATTATGGCATATATGAGCCAATCGATGAATAGATATGCGAGTAAATATGGTATCGAATGCATACTTGAAGAAACACCAGCAGAAGGCACTGCTAATAGATTTGCACTACTTGACTTGAAATTCTTTCCAGAGGCAATACAGTTTGTTAATGGAGATATAAGAACTGGCTATGTATATTATACAAATTCAGTACATTTAGCATACGATGCTCACGTTGATATACTTACAAGAATAGAAAAACAATCAAAGTTTGCTCCAATGATAAAGGCTGGCTCTATTATACATCTATGGCATGGCGAATCAGAACCAGATCCCAAAGCACTTAGGAAGCTCTACGAAAGCGTATTAAAGAATACACAGGCAGTTCAAACTGCTGATAGTCCTGATATGACCATATGCAGAGACTGTCATAAGATGTATAAGGGATTAGACAACAAATGCAAATTATGTGGTTCTGAAAATACTTATCAGTCCACAAGAATTACAGGATATTTCAGCGCCATTAAGAATTGGACTAAAGGCAAATTAGCAGAGCTTAAAGATCGGACAAGAGTTAATTTTGATATGCCTATTTATAATTCTAAATCAGCAGATAACATTGAAAAGATATTATTCTTTTCAAAGCCTAATTGTACTAAGTGCGATGATTTAAAGCACATCTTAGCAGAAAAACAAATACAGTTAGATGTCATTGATACTCAAACATCAGAAGGATTAGCTTTGGGATGCTATTACGACGTTGTTGAGCTTCCATGCCTTGCTAAAGTAAAAGGCGATAAGGTCATATCAAAGATATCTGGCAAAGGTTCATATTTAAAATGGCTTAAGGATAATAAGTAAAGGAGTTTGTTATGCAAGGAAACAACGATAATAATTATCAAATATCCAAAGAAGATATGCCTTACTTTAAAAATATATTATTATCGAGTTTAAATTCATGTACTTATTTATCAAAACAAGAGAAGCGTATAGCTCAAAAAATATTAAAAAATGAATTTAATATTGATGTAAACATAAATAGTACGGGTGGGCATAAATAATTAGTAAGGGGCTTCGGCCCCTTTCTTTAAGGAGAGAATATGAGCAAGCATCTGGAATTAATACATAATAATTTAATTTATTTTAATATTAAATATAATGATGCAGAAGATTTAGAAAAGTTAAATCAAATATTACAGGCTGCCAAAATATTAGAAAAAGAAAATTTAAAATATAAGCAGAAAAAAGGGAGAAAAGATGGAACACAATCGTGATTTTAAACGCAATATAAAGGCATTTGGTTATCATAGGTCATCATTGGTCGATTATCCTGGCGAAGTGGCTGGCGTATTGTTTCTTAAATATTGTAATCTGTCTTGCGATTACTGCCATAACGCCAAAAACATGAACTTCCTTGAATCAAAGAACGAAGAGCAGTTTAATGATATCCTTAATGATATGATATGTAGTCCATCAACTGGATTAGTAATAACAGGCGGTGAACCTACACTCTATGGCAAGGATATAGTCTTAATGCTTAAGCACTTACGATCATGCGCCAAAAAGAAAATTAAATTAGACACAAATGGAACAATGCCAGAAGTATTAAAGCCTATCATTAAAGATAAACTTGTTGATATGATTGCAATGGACGTTAAAGGCCATTTCGATAGTTATGAGAAGTTTGGCTATCATGGTGATAAATCATTGCTATATGAGAGCGCCTTTATGATAAGAACAAGCAATATACCATATCAGTTCAGAACAACAATGTGGTCTGGTCTAGATTCTAATGATTATGGCTTCATACTTAAAAACTTCCCAGATATACGATGGCAGAAGGAAGTAAAAGAATTATCTAATATTTAAGAATGTTCTTGACATTCTATTTAAATTATGGTATTATAGATTTATGGAGGAGATAACATATGGGAGAACTTCACTTAATAGTTATCAGAGGGCGCAATGGCGTTGGCAAAGATACATTCGCATGGCATATCATGGATATGTGTAAAAACTTTAACATCAGCACAAAGTTATGCCCTTTCGCTGATGCGGTTCGTAAAGAAGCAGCAGAGGTTTATAATCTTGATTATGATAAATTATGCACTGACTATGTTTATAAAGATTTAAATAGGCATTTATTAATCAAGATAGGCAATAAAAGAAGAGAAGAAGATAATTTATATTGGTTTAAAAAGAATTGGGAAAACATACAGAAGTGGCATAAAGAACAGACATCTGAATACAGTATAGGAATTATAAATGATTGCAGATATAACAATGAAATGTATGGCGCTGAATTATTACAGCGTGATGAGAAGATAGATAAAGCATGGCCCATTTATATATATGCAAACGATGTATCAATGCTTAAGCGCCTGGGTCACGATCTCAAAAGATATGCCAACTGGAAATTACTTGAGAATGATGTATCAGAAAGAGATGTAAGAATTGATAACTATCCATACTACATGATTGTAGATAACTCAAACGATAAATCATTTCTTTATATGGATGCAGCCAAGATAATAAGTCAGATAACTAATATAGGAATGGTTGAATTGATTAACAAGATATAGGTATTTATAAGGAGCAAAACGAATGTCAATAAGTAAAGAAGAGATAGCAAAAAGAAAACCTTATATAATAGGAGAGATTTGTTATATCCCAATGGCAAGTGGAAGAATGGCGCTATGCGATGCAAAAGATTATAATATGGCATCAAGACACTTATGGCACCTAAACAAGCATATTCCGTATACGTCTATTAATGATATAGAAGTCAGTCTGTCGCAAATGCTTGGCCGTCCAAATTGGGACTATTTATATATAAATGGCAATCAATTTGACTGTCGAGAGTCTAACATGAAGCAAAAAAGGAATTATCCATATATTAAAGATAATTTATGCTTTATCCCTATATCATCTGGAAATGAAGCCATTTGTGATATAGATAAATTTGATTTAATTAAAAGCCATTTTTGGTATAGAACAAGGGGAACATCCGTGGCGGCCAACATAAATAATAAAACAATATATTTGGTTAAAATGCTTTTTCCCGAAATAAATATGGCTGTACACATTAATAAAAATAAATTAGATTATCGCAGTATAAATGTTCGAGATAAGAGACGAGAGTGTTATGTCGATGGAGATATTTGCATTACATATACTTCTTATGGCGATAAAATAATATGCGATGCTTCTGATTTTGAAAAAGTAAGAAAATACTCATGGAATAGAGGCAAAAACGAGAAAAATAAAAATTTTAAATGGGCCTATCCAATGGCTTGTATAAAAGGAAAGTCTGTTTCAATTCATAAATATCTTTTCCCAGAAATTAAACACGCAGACCATATTAATAGGAATATCTTCGATAATAGAAGGTCCAATATCAGAGAAGCCGGAGAATTTGGCAATGCTTGGAATCAGGGCGTTAACGCAAGAAATAAAGTAGGATACAAGGGAGTAGCGAAGAGATTAAAAAAATATCAAGCATGTATTGAGATCAAACGCAAAAGAATAACAATAGGAACATTTGATACACCAGAACAGGCAGCAAGGGCATACGATTCATATGCAAGAAAATATTTCGGCGAATTTGCATATTTAAATTTTCCAGAAGACAAAGTAGAATAGGAGCGAATATGGTTAAGAAAATAAAAAAAGAATCAATCATTTGGCAGCCAATAGAGGGATTAGACCAGAGTGAAGCGTTTATATACTCTAAAACAGAGGAAACCGTTACTGATGGAGAAAAAATTCCAACAAGTTCCTTTCCATATATGAAATTTCCATATGAGTTTTTTAATCCTATGCAAAGTATGGTCATTCCTCATATAGTAGAAGACAAAAATATCGTTGTATCAAGTCCAACGGCTAGTGGCAAAACTGTGGTAATAGAAGCGTGTGCCGCTTATGCAATCTCTAAAGGCAAAAAGGCGATTTATATATCGCCACAAAAATCTCTTTCCCAGGAAAAATCACAAGATTGGAACGACTTAGAGCATGATTTCGCTCAATATAAAGTTGGCATCTTAACTGGCGACTATAGTAAGACAGCTTCAACAATGGCAAATCTTAATACATGCGATATAATAATTATAACCAATGAAATGCTTAATAGTGTTGCTCGCATGGCAAGAAGGGATAAGCCAGAATATGAATGGCTATTTAATATAGGTGCAATAATAATAGATGAAAGCCATATTTTAGGAACATCAAGGGGGCACTGCATTGAGGTTGCGTTAATATTAAGTACAGAGCTATGTCCCGATGCCAATATCTATATGTTTAGCGCAACAGCTCCAAATATTGTTGACCTACAGAAATGGATTACAAATATAACAAAAAAGGAAACATTAATTTTTGAAAGCAAATATCGTCCATGCACGATTACTCGTCATTACATTAAGTTTTCGCCCTTAACATCGGAAAAAGAGGCCAAAGTTGAATTAACAAAATATTTAGTTAATAGCAAACCAGATGAAATATTTTTAACATTTGTCGGTGCAAAAAAATATGGCGCTCACGTGATGAAGTCCTGTATTGAAAGTGGAATCGATAGTAAATTTTTCAAAGCAGATTTGAGTATGGAAGAGAGGGTTAATCTATATAATTCATTCTGCGCCAAGGAATTTAGACATATGGTTTCCACTACAAGTTTAGCTAGCGGAATAAATATGCCTAGCCGCAACACTATAATATCAGATATGAACCATGGACCAAACTGTATTGTGTCAACTACAGATTTAATTCAAGAAATAGGTAGGGCTGGTCGCCCTAAATATGATAAAGTTGGCGATGCTTATATTTTGATTAAAGACGGAAAGAACTTTAAAAGAGACTTTGAGCGTATTCAAAAGGGTGAGCCAGTAATATCACAACTCCAAGATGCCGATATATTAGCATTTCATGTGTTAGCAGAAATCTATAATAAGAAAATAAAAACGCCTGAAGATTTAATTACATGGTATGATAAGACATTAGCATGCCATCAAACAAGAAAAATGGAATATTATGAAGCCAAAGAAGTTTTCAACAGATTACTGAAATGCGGTTGTATTATTCTTGATGTTGACGGTGAAACATATACTGTAACCCAAACTGGCATAGTAACTACGCAATTTTTTTTACTGCCCGAAGATATGTTAGCATGGAAGAAAAATTTCGATATATTCTATAAAGTTAAAGAAGAAAATAACCTAACATTACATCAGCAGGATTTATTGTTCTCCCAGGCTTTATCACATATCCCTACATGGGAAGTTAAACAAAAGGCATGGATATCTCAGGAAGAAATATCAATGGCATATGAGTTCTTCAATGTTCCTCTTAAAAAAGGTAGTGATAAAATAGCGTTAGGATATTATCTCATACTTAACAGCGATGCGTATCAATCAGCAATAGCGCAGGAATCTAAAGTTAAATTCTTTCATAATACAATTGAACAGATTAAAATGGACAGCGAAAGAATAATCAGCGCACTATCATTGCTTGATGTTAGAACTAAGAAATGGCAACAGGTCGATTTCTGGTCAATGATGGCAACTCGTTTGAAATATGGAGTCCCGCCCGAAAGATTAGAACTGTGTAAAGTAGAAGGCATTGGTGGCGCAAGGTCAAAAATGCTATGGGATAATGGCATTCGTAGCATTAACGATCTGATTAAAAATCAGCATAAAGTAAAAGAGATAGTTGGAGATAAAGTAGCAGAAAAAATAATACCTAGCGCAATGACGATAGGGCAAGAGGCATGGTGGTAATATGAAAATACATTGGAAGTTAATAAAAGAATACATAGAGAAAGCAGACCCAGCTCCCGATGGATGTAAGAAACTAACATCACGGTGCGATAAATGTGAGAAAAAAGAATGTTCTGGATGCGAGAATAGTTGTTTGGTTTATTGTAGTTGTGGCCCTTATAATAGATGTTCTCGACCTTGTAAATATTGCTTGTATTGGACGGGCTATGGCCTTGATTATGAAGATTCATTAGAAGAAAATGGAATGATTTTATGAAGCGATGGTGCAAGTTATGATTAAATGCCCTTATTGTAAAAGTAAAGTCCCGAACCATAACGCAGAATTAATTGAAAATGATGATAAGTCATGTTTTTGTTTACAAGTCTGCTATTCTTGTGAAAACCAGTTTACTATAGAATATAAATCGAATCCTGTTGTTGAGAAATGCGAACAGACGGACGAAGGAGAATAAATGATTTTAATAATCGGCGGTTATATAGCCCATACTCCTCATAAATATTCTCATTTAATAGACATTGAGGATAAGAAATTAACAGAAGCAATAATAAATAAATATCCTAAGGAGGTCATTCATATTGTCTCTTCGCCTGGATGTTTCAATGATGCATTTAAAGAGAAAGGCGCTCAGTACAAATTAGTATCAGAAGATCAGGATGTGGTGCAGAATTGGGTTAAATCTAATTATGGCAAATATGCCACAATTATAGCATTATCAGATGGCTGTATTCCTCCATCACTTGCCGGATTAAGCCTTAAGAAGTTTGTTATGTTTAACACAGATATCTTATCTAACGAAGGCGAGTCGGATTGGACATATAAAAACATAATAGCTGCTAATGCCGATTCAATTGATATATTCTATGCTCGTATGTCTATATTTAGATTTATACAGGATTCAGAGCAATTCTATGTAACTGATAACCATTTCAGCACTCATTCAATATATGGCATTGAAAATGCTATTGACTATATATCTAAAATAACAACAGCAATCGAATGTGAGGTCGAGTTATATCAGCCTAAAAAGTTTCCAGAAGATGAATTAGTTGATGTTTATAATTCATATCAAAATGTTATCGATAATTTTAATCTTAATATGTCGCTGTTGGTTTATGATCGTAATAAATTAGCATACATGATGTCCGAAATGAAAGATAATAAAACATTTGCCATGATATATGAGGCATACATTGGGACCGAAACAGGCAGAACTAAATCAGCTTATGATATTTCAATGGACTTCTTTAAAATGGCAGTGGCGCTTAAATCAATCTACGGCAAGATGAGTTGCTGTGTTCACTGGAATGCTTCATACAACTACATGCTAACGCGCTATACTGTATCGCCTTGCCCTTTCGGATATCTACCGAACAAAGAACTATGGAACGACCAGATACGCAAGGTAGAACCTATAAAGAATGGAATTGTTGATAGCAATTGGGGTCTTATCTATGAAGAGGGCCATGGTTATTATTTAATAGCAACATCACCAGAAACACTAAGATATGCTATTAAAGAAATGGCAATGATGAATGCTCCGCTTGGTGATAACGAATATGTTTTGAATAGCACTCAAAATAAGTTAAATCTTAACTATGATCTGAGTTTGCAAGTATATGATAAATTAGTTAGGCCAATTATATCAGAGTATCAAAATCCGAATATCTTAGCAATGAATAACATCGATGATAATGTTGGCGCTTTAACAGGATTAAGCCGGCATCAATTATTCTTTAGTAACCCATTCGGGAAGATGAAGGCTGCATTTAACGGTCCGATGCATCCGCTAATGAAATACGATATCATCTTATTTTATGGCTCTTATGAATATCAACAGTTAAGTTTTTCCGAACAGTTACTTAAATGGAAGAAGATGAAATCAATGCTTACAAAGGGTGGTCGCATATTAGTTGTTGGCACGTATCAGAAGAAGCATGATAATGAAGCAAGCGATGAAGTCTATATCGATAGATTTAAAGGAAAAGTAGTATCGTATAGATTCTCGCCGGCCAGTGTGTCAGAAAATAAAAGAACAATAGCAATCAACTCGTCTGATATGGCTTTAACCTTGCCATATAGCCCATTGGAAAATGATTTACTTAACTTACTCGATAGTGAATTTGTCATAACAAAAGAAAAATACAAAACATATGATATTTATTGTTATTGTTTTAAGCCAAGAACGAAGGAGCACGCTGAATGATGGAGTTCATAATCGTAGTAGTTTTGATATTAGCAACCTTGCATTTTTTTCATGATGTAATTTATAATAAACCTATCATCAATAATGAAATAAATGTTGCCGAACTTAAAAAATGGATGGAAGTCCAGGAAGATATAAATAAAGATATAACCAAGAGCCTTAATTCAGCAGGAGCATGTTTTCAGGACTTAGGGAATAAACATAACGGATTAAATGAATACACGAGAAAATGTATTTCAATCTTATTATTTGAATTTGAGAAACTTTGCAAGGAGCAGCAAGCATGCAAAACGCAAAAAATGAGGCAATTCGCTTTTATAAAAAACAACTGCAAGAAAACAAGATCGCGCAACAGTATCTCCTTAATAGGGGTCTCAGTAAAGAAATAATAGACTTTTTTGATATAGGCTATGCCCCCAAATCTGGAGGGCTTAAACAACATCTTATCTCTCAAGACGTTTCAGAAGAAACTATGTTCGGCGCCGGCCTATTACGCAAAGCATATGACAATGAATGGGAAGACCAAGATTTCTTTAAGAATAGAATCGTCTTTCCAACCAAGTCTGGCCCGAACGTAGTATTCATTTCTGGGCGAGATTTAGGCAATAAGTCATCAAGGAAGTATCTCAACATACCTGGGCCTAATGATGCCCTTATAAACGAGGATATACTGTATAAGAAAATACCCTATGTTATCCTTACCGAAGGGTTCATCGATTGCTATACGCTGATACAGAATAAATTCCCTGCCATTGGTTTGGCTGGCTGTAATCGTAAGAAGAAATCACTAATGGATAAACTGCTTAAAATCAAAAGGGTTTATATCATGTTTGATGTTGACCCAAATGGCGCAGGGCTTAAGGGCGCTATGAATACAGCATATCAGTTATGCAGAAAGGGGCATATGGATGTTCGCATAGCTAATCTTCCGAACAATGGCATCGATAAAACAGATATCAATCAACTATATCTTGAAATGAAGACTGGATTTAAAGATATTATCGCAAACATACTAACGCAAAGTACAAAGTCATTTCATGAAACAGAGGATTATAATAAAATGGAAGCTGATGAGCAATTTAAACCGATCACATATAACGATATGAACGCACAGGACTCAATAGCAATATATGAAAAACATTTAGATTTACAAGTAATCAGTGGCAAGTATTTAAGGTGTTGCTGCCCATTTCATGGAGAAACACAACCATCATTTACAGTTTATATATCATCTGGTTTGGGCAGATGTTTCGGCTGTGGCCTTGAATTTGAAAATGGCAGAGATTTTGAAGAAGCATTAATGGCCAAAATGACATTAGAGAAGGTGCAGTACGCATGACATCAGATCATATCTTGCAGTTGTTTCAAGCGATTAACAAAGAGCTTCCACATTGTCTGGTCTGCGGCGGGCGGTTAAGTTATAAGAATAAAGAGATATACAAAACAATAAAAAAAGAAAACATCACGAAGAACGTTTGCTTTGACAAAGTCACTATATGGTGCGAGTGTGGATGGATATCAGAAGTCGCAATGCCTGATAAACTGTTCTATGACCCAAGTATTTTTGCTAAAGATGGAGTAGTTAAGTATGGAGATATGATTAATAATATGGATGAAAGCGCTTATATAGTTTTCTTCGCACTGCGTTGCAAATCTCATCCTATGGATTGGGCGCTCAATCATAAGCTAATTGAACAGATAACACAAGCGTTAATAAACAATGGAATGAAGGGAGAGATTGAAAGTGAAAATAAGTACATTGATGAAGGTGCTAGCTTACTTCAATAATTTATCTGAAGAATCTAACATATATCTTAATCTTGCTGAAAACTCAGAGTATGATGACGATGGCAATGGATATAAATGTGACAGAGAAGAGCTTATAATATGTGACCCAAAAGGAGATATTTTATTTTATATTCAAGATTGGGAGACAGATGAAGATATTTTAAATAATTTAAAAGAGCATAAAAAGGAGTAAATATAATGGATATCAGACAAAAAATAGATTGTCTTGGAACTAAATCAACAGAGCACAATGATACTATTTGGGGTAATGAGATGATTCTCAAATTAACAGGAGAATCTAATATAGAAATCAAAATATTAGATAGCAAAGATGGCCCTTTATCAATACAGAGTCATCCGGACAGTTGGGAGATATGGAAGATATTAGATATAGAACCTGGAGCATTTATAATAGGTGGATTAAAAGAAGAATATACCCGAACGACTAATGACTTTTATGCTCATCAAAATAAGACTATTGTGCCATTTTGTAATATTATCTTTCCTAAAGTTGGAGATACTTATTTAATTCCTAAGGGGTTAATTCACGCTTTAGGCAAAGGAATAGTTGCACTAGAGGTTAAACCTTCTATTAATAACAAAACTATTCGTATATACGATTGGGATAGGGAAAGAGAGCCACAATCCCTTAAACTTGAGATAAAATGGTATGATGTCTGTAATCAAAATGAAAAGATAATTCAGTTAAACTAACTACATAAACAATTCAGTTGTTATTTCATATCCTATGTTGTTTTTATTACCATTGCTTCTCTTAATTTTTATAATCTGATGGCCGATTGGCGCGGGAGGATATGCCTTTGATTGAGCATATTTAGCCCGTCCAAGGGCCGTTCCACAGCAAATAAACCATTGATTCTTTCGCGTTTCTTTGCCGTTGCTATTTAAATACCACAACTCTTTGGGGAATGATATCAATTTATGCGTATGCCCGCTTAAAATTGCGTCCGAAAAAGGCGCCGACCAATGCAATTTCACCATTGCATTCGCAGCGCCACCGTCAGTTGCGCCAGCACCCACGCCATGGTGAATAAAGAATCGGATTAATGATGATTTAGCCAATTGAACAGCAAATTGTTTCTCTTCCCCCCAATAATCTATGTCAAGTTCTCTACAAATATCTCTCATTATATCAAACGTAGTAAATTTTGGCATCCTTGCGCAGTGATTTCCTTGAACTGCGCCAATAATTTTATCTTTAATCGGTGTTAATAGATCTAATACGATTTCTTTCTGTTCATTCATATAATGCTTTTGCTCATGGACATTTCCGACAGAACCATAAATCGTTGTATCAAGCAAATCACCGCCAAGGATCACATAAGCATTTTTTGTTGCTAATACTTTTTTGATGTATCGCTTTATAAAGTTAACGTCGCAAGCGTGTTCCCCTACGTGCCAGTCGTAACATGGAAATATATAGCATTCATTCGTTTTTAGCTTTAATATGTTCTCTTTAAGCAAAATCATATTCTTTTGCGCCCCTTTTTTAATTTAATCTTAGCCTCTACATCTGCTGCTTTAATCAGGCAATCATCAATCACCATAGCGCTTGTTTTCCTCTTGCTTTTCTTCTCTGCTAATGCTTTTGATAATATGTCATTTGACTGCTCTATTTTGGTTTCTATTATCGCATCAACAGTGCGAGATTGCTCTTCCTGTTCTTTTTCAAACTTCTTTATTCTCTTTTCGATATCAGCGTCTGTGCTTAAGTAAAAATCTCTGGTATCGTCTGGCTCTAATCCTTGCTTGCAATATCTGCAAATTCTCTCTTTATAATCTTCAAAAAAATATCTGTGTTGTTCGAATGATCTTCCGCATTTAAGACAGCTTAAGAATTTAGGAATAATTACATCTGTCATACGTTTGCCCCTTTACGGTTTATTTAGCTGATAGTCCTATCGATTCTACTACCTTTTGGTATATGTCAATTAATTCGTTCTTACTTCCCTTTTGAATAAATGATACTTGTCCGATAAACTCTGGTAATATATATTTTTGCCAATGCTTCATCGCTGAGTATACGATTACAGGAACATCTTTCTTGATAAGTATCTTAATTAAATCATTAATATTGCCGCCCATTACACCGAAGTCAATATCTAACACTGCTATACCAACTATATGATGAAATCCTCCATTTAACCTTGTTATAACTGACATTGCGCTATTAATATTTTCTGATAAGATAAAGTTATTTAAGCCATGACTCTGCATAAACACAGACATCAAAGATAATACTGCAGGGTTATCATCTGCAAATAACACATACTTACGCGATGAATCAATATTAACAAGCTGTTCTGCTAAGTTACGATCTGCATTATCGTTTAATGTTTGTATTAATCTCTTTGTTTCAGATGTCATGTCAGCCTCCATTATTAATCTTTTAAACCACAGCGACTTGTTGCTTGTTTAATCTCCGCTACTGCTGTATTCATCGTTTTAAACTCTGATAAAGCTTGCAACATACTTTGATTATTCAACTGTATTGTGCTATTTAATGTACTTATTGTTTGAGTAAGCGCCTGGATTGCGGTGTCGCTATTCTTTTCGTTATCAGAAATAATCTGTTCTAATTTAGTAACATGTTCAAAGTGTTTTTCTATGAATATTTTGAATACCTGAAATGCAGAATAAAGCAGATACATGATAAATACAAAACTTATCGCTGTTCCTGCCTTAGAGCCGTATTCAATAAATGGTGCAAATTGTTCTGGAGCCATTACTAATTCCTTTACTTTAAATTCTGCGAAACCATTCTACTGCAATTTCATTATAACATCATTTGGTGATTGAGTCAACTATGTTTGTTTGTTTTATTTGTATGTTATTTAAATGATATTTCTGTAAATGGTCATTTCTAACATCATCAACAACAGATAACATCACCAAAAATATAACTACCATAGCAAACATGCACAGCATAAATTCCAGATATAACGAGTCTTTGTTAGGCTCTTCCATCGGGAGGCATTCGACTAATATTATATCAGGCTCTGGCCGTTTAATTTCTTCTGTTATGCTTTTTTGTTTATTTTTATTCTTCCAAAATTTCATTGAAGAGGTTTCATATTTGAATTTATCTAATAATTGACGCATTTTCATTTCTTCTTTTTCCCCTTTTTATCTCTGATAAAATCTCTTAATTCTGGATTATCTCTTATTATCTGAACAAAGGCCTTAGCAACACAATCAACAACAGTTTCTGAATCTTTATCTTTGATTAAGTCATCAATGTTTCTTTCAAAAAAAATTGCATGCGATATTTCGTGTCCTAAACTATTGACAGCAGAGTCTTTGCTCTGTTTTGATATCTTAATAACAGCATCGGAATAACTAACACAGCCAAGCAGTGATTCATTAGGGTCATCATCTGCTACAAGGTCAGGAACAAGTTTAACTGTATAAGTTATGTTATCTATTTTAATCGATGTTGGTAATTTTATCATTGTTGCTCCTATGATTAATTTAGTTCAGAAATAGCTACCATGAGTGCCTCCTATATTATTCGAGTGCGTAGTCAACATTTGCTTGAATATTGGCGTTAAAAGAATTTACGCTTACTTCTATTTTTATAGAGGTTTTAAAAAAAAGTGGTCCGTGAAATAATAGACTTTCCTTATTTTGTTCTGCTGTAGTCGCATTTAAAACGTATATACCAGCCGCAGAATTTTCGACGGTACTTGTGGTCGGCCCTTTTATTTCATAAGCAACGCCGTCAACAGTTATTTTTATAACAATTAAATCATTGCTTGCTGCCGCAAAAACATTTACTTTATTTACCACGCCTGCCCCGGAAGTTGTATCTAACACGGTGTTAAAATTTGCATCGGCCGCCGTATATTGGTGACTTTTTTGATACGGCTTCGTCGGCTGAATAATCTGCGGCTGGTACGAGACGGCATGACTTACTGAAAACCCCAAAAATACCATAAGAATTACCATAAAAGTATAAAATTCCGAACGCTTTAACATAACTCACTCTCCAATTTTATTTTTATTTTTATTAACCCTATTTTTAAAGAAATCTCGCTTTTGTTGTTCTGTCATACTGGCATAAAAAGCCTTCATCCGTTCAGAACGTTTTTGCAATAGTTGCGGATTTTTGGCGTATGCCAGTTTCATTGACCGAGATTTTTTCTCTTTAATTTCGGGATGTGTCTGATATGCTCTTTTCATTGATTCAGATCTTTTTTTATTTTCCTCTTCCGTACTCTTTCTCCCTTTTGTATAGCTTGGATGCCCCATATGAGATAAACTCATTTTCTTTTTGGATTCCTCTGTATGTTTCTGTCCAGTTTTAGATATGGATAACTTCTTTTTTGTTTCATCAGAAAGAGGAATGCCTTTTTTGGGAGAGGGACGGCCTTTAGACGCCATAGATAATCTAATGAGTGCTTCGGGATGCTCTTTGAAATATTGCTTTTGTATTACAGACATTTTGTTTCTTTGCTCATCTGACATCTTACGACCTCTTAACGGCGAAACCTTTCCTTTAGTTTTTCCACAGTTCTTTTTTATATATTCTTCGGACATTTTAAGACCCTTATTCCAAACTCCTTGCTTTTTCCACGTTTCTGATAGTTTTCTTTTCGATTCTTCTGAATTTTTTCTTCCCGTTTTTGTTTTTCTTATTTTCTCTTTCGTTTCTTCACTATGTTGCCTTATCGTGTCGCCGCCAAGGCTTAAATTGTATCCTTTCGGACATATACAATCAAATTTTTGTATGGTTTGAATTTCTAATTGGTCTATTTCTGATTCATCAACTTTATAGAGTATTTCAAAAGCAAAATTCTCTTTGCCATATTTTTGTATAGTCTTTGATATTAATGTTGGGCGTTGTCGATTAGCTTTGCAGTGCGCTTTGACTCTTTGCTCAAAATTTTTAGTTTGGCCAATATATATTTTGTTGTTTATTAAATTTGTAATTTTATAAATAATGCGTTTCATATAAACTCCTATACTATAACGGCAAAAACCGTTGACATCGAGCAAAGTATGATAACAATGCACATGGTGGCGTAAAATTCACTTCGTTTCATAAATTACCTTCCTTTATTCTTTAAAATTAAGATTTGCATATTCGCCAAATAACTCTTTGGCCTTAGTGTCGTAGGCTTTCCCTGCTTCTTCGGCGGTACTAAAACAACCTATATGTATTCTTTTCTGTTTGCAAAATATTTGTGCTACAAAATTGCCATTTTGTTTATGTTTTACCACTCCCTTGAATCCCGTGGTGTTGTTCTTTTGTTTTGTTCTATTTGAACCGTTTTGGCTTCTATCACATGGGCGAAGATTACAAGAACGATTATCAAGAGGGTTCATATTTATATGGTCAAGGCGTTCTATTTCTGGATACAAAAAGCGATGTAAGGAAATTAATTTATTGTTTACTCTTGCTTGGGGATAACCGCCTCTTGTTAAACACCAGAAATGTTTATCAACCTCTTGAAATCTATCTTCGTCGCATTGTGCTATTTCGCCAGAAGCCAATGGAATATAACAAATGGAATTATCAATCCAACACATCCTTTCTGTTTTTGAAACTATTGGATTAATATTATTTTGAGCATCTTCTTTTGTCAAAAAGTAGTTTTTAGTTCTCCATTTGCCATTTTCCCTTTCCATCCTTCTCCATTTCCCACTATCTTTTCTAAACGAGACACAGATGTTCATTTTTGACCTCCATTATCTTTTATTGCCAACAATTATATCACAAAAGATAACATCTGTCAATCAATCAAGTACGATTTCCGTGGCGGATTTTGCGTAACCCACAAAAATATATGAGCCATTAATTGAAACGGCATCCGTGTCAATACTGTAATCTGCCTGTCTATAATATAATGCGCCAGTAACCAATCCGCTCTGATTTGCATCAGTTCCTTTTAATAATACAATACATGCCTCACTTGTATCGCACGAATTTTGTGCTATTCCAGCTACATTAGTATTATCTGTCTTTTTAACAGTAATCACATCATTTGTATTCAGGAGCGATACGACATCGCCAATAACAATAGTTTCTGCCGCCGTTGCTTCTAAAGTTATATTTACGCTCGCCGCCGGTATCGCCGCAATAGCCGATTCAACAGTAGCATTAACCTCTGCTTTGGTGTAAACATCAGCACTCTTAGCATAACTTTCCCTAACTTGTCCATCACTAATCTTATTCTGTGCATATCCATCAGTGTATATCCCTGTTATTAATACACCAATGATAAACAAATACACTATTGCCTTAGACGGCTTCATCATAATTGCACACATCCTTTAAATAATCTCGATACAATATATTAATCATCATTTCAATTAACTTAATCATTTATTTTTCCTTTTTCCTTTTATAACTCTATAGCCAATATATATTCCAGCATAAATCATTAGCCATGCTATCATATGAGCTATCATAAAATAGAACATAGCGTAATCATTAGTTTCTATATTAACGAAGAATGGCATTATCTTAGCTACCATCATTGCTATAAAAGGAGGTAATCCTATTTTATCCATTAGCATTTCAGGAAATGTTAATATTAAATAAGGCCATTTAAGTTTAGCGCACCAAGACATCGCTATATAATATTCGGCATAACCATGTCCTTTGTTGGATTTGCTATTTTGTATTTTCATTGTTATTCTCCTCTTTGCTTTTCTTCCACTCTGCCATGCGTTTCCAATATTCATAACGCTCATATGCCATGAATGTTAATACGATAAAACAATCTAATCCGAATACAAGCGCCCATGTATTATATTCTAATGGGATGCCTATTAATCTTATAGCAACAATCACTGCGAATGAAAATCCAGAAAGCAATGTTATCAAACCAATAAAGATCAGATAAGCAAGCCAATCTGGGAAAACAATACCATAACCGTGTCCTTTATTGTTGTTTGACTTTTGTATCTTCATAATGGCCTCACAGTAATTTATTCACTTCTTTTATAAATGGATTATTACTGCCATCTATAAATGGGCATCCTGGCTTACCAAAATCTGTATGCGTATTGATTATTTTAATAGGGTGCTTTGATTTAAGATATAACACTAATAGCTTGCCTGATACTTCTTGCTCTGGCGTAAAATGCTCTCTATTCGTGCTACCCGCAAATTCAACGCCTATGCTATTCTTATTGCCGTTAGTGCCAGCGTGATATGCTACTGCATCATCGGGAACGAGTTGGTGAATATCGCCATTAAAATTAACAAAATAATGAGCAGATGATTTGCCGCTCTCTCTCGATGATGTAAACCAATTTTGAATACTTGATAATGCCTTAACGTCGCCAAAGTTATCAGGAACGCCCTGAGAATGGAATACTATCTTATCTATATTAAGATTAGTTCCTCTTGTGCGAGCATTACCCGCCTTTATAACTCTATCGCCTAAGTCTGATTTAATAACTAACTCCACTTTAGGTTTATCATCTATCTTTAACACAGGAGTCACCGCCTTTTTCAATGTAATCGTATCTATAACTATATCGTTATTGCAATGTGGGCATTTCATAATATATCACCTATTATAACTTTATCTTTGCCATGTGTCAATAACATCCCAATGTTTGTAATCATTCTTATACTCTGCCATTGACTCTGGTGTTAGTGCATTTACAAAAATATTTGATTGTATATATTGTTTGCCTCTATCAGATATTATCATAATGTAATGCCAGTTTCCGATCTCGCCGTTATATAAGAATATCTCTTCAATACTATCAGCGCATTTCTTGTATCGAATAAATTCTGATATTAGCCGCATTGCATCGCTACAATTATACATTTTTCTGGCCAATACTTGAGATGGCCTTGCGAATGTATCTAAACGATGAATAGGCAATACATTCATTCCGTCTGGTTTATATTTAAAGCCATATGTTTGAAGGTATAAAGCTAATTCAAAGTAGTTGCTAAACTTATCGTAGAATGCTTTAACTTCTGCGTCTGTCCACTCAGGATAGATAAAGTTCCAAAATGTATTAACTATCCATAGCATTATCTTCTTAACCATTCTATCTCCTTATTTTAGCCCATCGAATTTCTTCATATATTCCATTAATTCTTTTATCTCTTTGAGAGTTAGTCCTTCAATATTTTCTTTAACAACATCTATCATCGGTTTTATTTTTAAATTGCCATAATATTTTGACCAATCAAAAACATCAGAAGGAATAGGAGTAATTGTCTCATCACCTACTGTTGTCCACACAAAATGTGACTTATGGTCTGTCGCATCATTATTTGGACAATGTTTACAACAATCATTATTCCCGTTTATTGCCGGCATCGCACACCAACATGCTTTCATTATATATCACTCCTCGTAAACGTAAATCCTTGCTTTTGTATAGCGTTCGTATCGATAGGATATAAAACCGTTTGTCTTCCACTATCTCCTATCTCTACCTCAGCGCCTATATAAACTCCGGTGCCATTATGATAAAACTTTCCAACCTTAACTGTTGCATTTTCTGCCTTATACACTGTTATAGATGGCGTTGCTATATAATTGCCCTTGCCATCAACGGTAGCTTTCTTACGAGCAATTGCTAACGCTTCTCGTAAGATAGCGTTAGCAGCCACTGTTAAGTAATGATTATATAGTTCAAAGTGCCACCTTAGCGACTTTAAGTTTAATCTGATTTTCTATTTCAGCTTCAATATCAATGCCTATCTGTTTCGCTAAGTCTTTAGTTGAATTAGTTATCTGAGGTGTTACATTATTTAATGCCTCTGCTTTAAGTTCAGCTAAGTTAGTTATAACAATAGAGCCATCAGATTTACGCTCAACTTTAGCTTTGCCAGCAATAGCACATAAATCATCTGTACCTTTATTAAGAATAGCAATTAAATCTTTAATGCGACTCGATATACGCTCATTTGTAATCTTCTTCGATAATTCAGTTAAATAAGCCCATAAAGCATCAAACATTGAATCACCTTTACGTGATATGATAGGAATAATAGCTTTAGCAAGCCATGATAATGCTAATAAAGCAATTGACATAGCACCTTTAAGTAAAGTATCTGTCCATGTAGCAGTTGTTGATGTTACATCAGATGATACAACTGTTGCTGCAAATGCAATGCCCATAAAGATTAAAGTAAATAAGATTGATAAAGTGATAATTTTTTTCATAGTAGATCCCTCCTAATATTTATACTGAATTTATAATAGCATTTATTTTATGGAATGTCAAATGGAGAAAGCGTTAATCAGTCTTCTGTTATTTTCTTGCCTTTTTCGCTGTGCTAATCTCATTTTATTTCTTGTTTCTTCGCTTATGTTTTTATGTATTTGCGACATTTTTAATTTTATTTCATCTGAATGTTTCTTTCCATAAAAACTATTGCCATTTATAACCTTTCACGTGATTTTAAAAAAACTTGCATTAGTTTGAGAATTTTCCCTAAACCTCTGCAAGAAATGATTGAATCATTTGGATTTATATTATCATAAATTTTGATAAAAATAAAGAACTATTTAAAACTATTTAAAGGCTCTTTATTTTATATTTTAATAATATGCTTCCTCATTTATCCTAAGGTTACATTTGTTTTTTCGCATCCCCTTATTTAAGGTTAAGCGTTCCAAACCTTGCCCCCGCTTCGTCTATTTCAATCTTGATTGGGACTATCATAAATGTGGAGGCGTTTGCTTTAGAACCCTCTTGATTGCCTTGCCAACCCCAAGGTGCTCCGAAATACAAAATCTTTTCGTTGGAATCGTAATACCAATAGTTTTTATTTGCCGGAGACAAACTGTAATTAGACGAACTCTGCAAATAAATGCTAACGAATGGGGTGTAGGACCTATTGGCTTGTGACGTTCCTCCTGTCACATAAGGGTCTATTGGCATATTGACCAGATACTTTATATCGCATATGCTAATATTTGCGTTTATTTGTTGCGCTGTGGTGACGGTCTGCTCATTATCGAATCCTAACAAAAAAAGTATCGGAACATTCATATTGGAATTGCTTCGAACTCCTAATAAAACAGCGTAAGTGTCGTCTATTGCGATTGAAATTTTTTGGTAAATGTCCCCGGCATCGGTATTGTACAACGCAGAGGATGTCGAGTTCGAAACCACATAATGCACAGGGTTGGTAGAACCTACATCAAGGGTGTTGTTTGAATAGGCAAATGCGACACCTGCTATCGCTGTCGCTCTTCCTTTGCCCCTAAAAAATATACCAGTCATGTTTGTGCCAGGGCTTATTGCAGTAGTCGAGAATGCACTTCTGGTGAATCCGCTTCCGTTCGCATAAACTGTTTGAATATAATTACTACCATTATTCACAGTAAACGATGTAAAATGGTTGTCCGTCACCATTCCACTATGTAATGCCGAGGAAGTATAGGAAAAAGAATCGGATACGTGCCCGCTCACGCTTGTTATACTTCCTGCCGATGTATTGATATATCTCATCGTTGTCTTATTTGCTCCTGCGTCGAAGGTGGTCAGAATGGCTTGGGTGTCTGAATACCTCATCAGATTTAAAAAAATACCACATATATACGATGCGGTAGTGTCATTGTGTGCCGCGCTCATTGTCAAGGTCAATGTTGAGGGATTCAAAGTAACACAGTAGGACCTCAAACTGGTACTGTAGTTTGAGATGCAAAAAACTGCATTCGTAGCAGATAACGACACCATTACTGGTTCGTATTTGTTGTCCAAGTCTTCGGTAAGCAAAATCGGGCCTTTTTGGGTTATTCTTCCGTTTACCATTTTGAATGCCCTCAGTTTGTACCCTCTTACACTAAAAACCGAATGAACATACGCTATATAGTTATTATCGCCCATCCCAATAAACCCGTTACTGGAGTTGGCAATATAACTATTCATTTGGGATGCTCCAATGAACGGGACATTCCTGAACAACTGATTATTGACCATGTGAGGCGCGTTGGGCATCACTTGGTCCGGGCTTACGAATCCACTCTGTGCGAATGCTACCGTAGAGAATAACAAAATACCGATAACGGCTATGAATAATACCTTTTTCATGTTATACTTCCTCCTATTTATTGGATATGAAAATGATTTCGTCGCTGTCGTTTACTGCACTGATAAATGTAACTCGCGTCTTACTCGCCACGTCAGCGGTGGTAAACAACCTTCGTGGCTGCATGATGCCGTTGCGGTACAGCACTACGGCGGTGGTGTCGTAGTCGTCGCTGAATTCGAATACATTTGAGCTGATAAATATCGCAGTGTCTTCGATCGCTGTCGCTAATGGTATGGCGGCGAATTTTGCAAGGTGCGCGTTCGTATCTTCGTTATGCACCAGCACTTCTTCCGAGGTTACCGCGTTTGCTTCAGCCTTAGTGTATCTATCATCTAAATCATCCTGTAAATATCCATCAGTGGTTAATACATTAGTTGATTGTATCACTGCCATCAAGGGCAATGTTTCATAATATGACACTCGTACATCACTTGTTTCATCAACATCGTATGTCATTGTTATTCTTAACTTATCTGTACCAGAATCATCCCATGTACTAATGGCATAATGTGTAGTCTCATATTGAAATAAGCCATTCTGAGTAACTCCAACAGTGCCACTTATAATAACAGATGATGTCACATCATAATCGAATATTCGATAATATCCACTTGCTGCATCACCTTGAGAACGTGCAGTATATTCAAGATTTAAAACACATTCAACAGTAGCACCACCAGTTGAGCTTGATGGATAATAGCCATAACCTGTTGCTGTTTTATATCCCCATGCTGTGCTATCATCAGGTAATGCAGCAGGATTAATCTGATTTAATAATGCCTCTGCTGTTGTTATGAATAGATCAATAGTTGCATGAGTATTTGTGCCAATGTTGCTTAATAATAAGTGATCTGTAACACCAGATGAAGGTGTTTCCCAAGTATATCCATCATCGGTCCTAGTGATGACTTCTCCGGTGGAACCTCCCTCAAACACTACTTCAACGCTTGCTAATCTTAAATCAATATTATTTATTTTAGTCTCTGCACTATCTAATCTCAAATCAAGATTATTGATAGCAACTGCTATCGAGTCTAAATCAATATCATGCGCTAATAACATTACTGCAATCGTATCAACGGCAGTTTGAACAGTCGTTGCGCCAATGCTACTCGTATCTGTATAAACAGAAGATGATGCTGGCAAAGAATGTATTTTAGTTATTTGTGCATTACTATCTGTTTTATGATTTATATAATCGAGCAAACCACCAGCACTTTCGCTAAATGTCCCTGTTTCTGATATTCTATCATAGCAATCATAAAGCGTTATCGCATTTGAACCATTGATACTTCTATAAGCATAGCCATTATAGGCTCCGCCTCTGTCTACTATTGCTTCTGCGCCGCAGCCCATTACTGATATTGATTTGCTATTATCAAAATAATAACCTACGCCAGCACCTTCAGCAGCACAGCCTTGCAGCGTGCAATATGTCATTGTTGTAAGTATAAAGCCTGTTTCAGTCGCGTTATTCGCATAGCAGTTTAAGAATGAAGTTGATGTTCCGCTCCATACGTTAAAAGCATCACCAACGCACTTCCTTACTGTTACATTCTTAAAGTTATTCATAATCGGTGTGCTTATTGCGATACCACCATTCGATATATCACTTATGAACAAATCTTTAAAGGAGTGATATGGATTATTTGAATTGCTTGATAAGCTAAAATATAAACCACCAACACCAAAAGAAGAATCTTGCCCTTCGGCAGTTAAGTTCATGTTTTCAACGCTTATACCAACGCAGTCTATAAATCTGAAGTGATGGCCATTGAAGCCAGTTGCATATATATTAGTGCCTAAGTAAGTTGTATTTTTGCCATGACCAACACCACGAAGAGTTATACCATGTTTGCTTGTAAGTGTTATCTGCGATGCTATTCTATAGTAACCAGCAGGGAATAACACAACGCCGCCAGATGTTAGTGAATTGATAGCGTTATTAATTGCAGTAGCATCATTTACTATGCCATCGCCAACTGCGCCAAATTCCATTACGTTAACATACGCCTGAGTTATATCAGTATGTATTTCTGCACTATCTGCTTTGAGATTTATAAGCGTTTCATGTGTGTCTAAATTGGCCTTATTTGCCTCTGTAAGAATAGATATTGTGTCAAGGTTATCATTTATTAAACTTATCTCAGCCGTTATATCTGCTAATTCTAATTCAATCGTATCGAGATTATTAACAATACGATCTTCTAAAGTGCCAAGATTGTTTTGAATCGCTAATATTTCAGCAGTTATTAATGCAATCTCATTAGTTGTCCATGCCATATTAGCATTAACTAAATCTTCAAGAGTGCTTAAGTTACCCTGTATCGCTAATATCTCAGAAGTGATATTTGCTATCTCTAATTCTTGCGTTGAATCGTTAAGAATAAGATCATCTAAGGCCAATTCTATTGTATCAAGATTGTTCTGTATTAATTCAATTTCTGCTGTCACTAAGCCTATCTCAACGGTGTTTGAACCGATATTAGAATATAATGCATTAATATCACTTTGCACATTGCCATTAGTAGTTTTAATCGCAGTGCCTGGATGAGCATACTGTGCTTCTGCTATATTTATATTGCCAAGTAAAGCAATAATTATAATCAAACTAAATAATATCTTTTTCATATTAATGCGACGCCCCTTCTCTCTTGAATTCTATTAACATTACGCCACTATTGGCTCCAGTTACATTTATATTAAACTCATTATCGCCAGCCACAAAGCCATCAACTGTTGTAGATATACTATCAGGATTTGTTTCAAAAGTAAAGCCTTCATAATAACTTGGCAATCTTCCTGAATAATGGCTAATCGTATATGAACGATTTAAAATATCCGCACTACCAGAATTTGTAATTGATAATGCCAATGTATATACGGCTCCAAGTAAGCCAGAATATGTATAAGCGAAGGGGTCTGATGTAATAGGAACTTGTATTTGTGTGGGATTAATGCCAAGATAAGCTGTTTCAATTGCAGTAATAGAATTACATAATAATTTATAATGTCCTGATGTGAAAGGCTGTCTTACATACGCGCCGGCGTAATGTTCTATTGCCGTTGAGTCGCCACGCCCTCTTATGCAACTTTGTAGTGTAATAACACCGCCAACATCAGCAATACTTTCGGCCCATATTATTTCTTCATCAATACTCATCCATGAAGGACACTCAACATCAGAAATAGTCTTACCCGTTGGCAAGACTATTCCGATAGATGTTGCGTCAATAGTTATATCGGCGGCAAGCGTTAACCCGCCATATTTATACGAGTTATTCTGCTTCGGAAATGTATCTATAGAAGCAGGAAACAACGCAGATATTAAATTAGGTTCTGCCATTTTCTTACCGCCTTTTAATCATCTTATTTTTGCGTCAGACTTGTTTTTACATCATCTGGCAATGCTTCAAAATCTCTCGCTCTTTCGATATCTTTAATAACGAAATCAAGCGCTTGTTTTGCTTTCATTAAATCAGCAGCGCCAAGGATCGCAGGAGAGAGCATTTTGCCATTATCAAATTTAAATACAATAGCGCCTTTATCTGGTGCTTTGTTTTCTTCTAAAGTAATGCCATTAATAAATGATGCTGTCTCTTTGATTATTTCTTTGGCTTTCTCGATGTTATTCCCGTTCATTCAAATCACCACTCCTATAATTATGAATTAATTATTGCAGATTGTTCTGCTGCCATATCCGTCTGATTCTGCTTTAACGGCGCTATTAATGCCTCTAAAGATTTTTTGAAGTTGGTTTCTTTTGCTTGGCACTCTTTGCATACCTTAAAAGTGGCAAATTGCATGGGCATAGGTATAGGCAACGGAACATTGTTGCCGCCTATTTCAACTCTAATAGTATCAAAATTTTTAGGATTTTGGCGATATACTTCTGTTTGATTTACCGATTTGCATTCATCGCATTTATAAGTAACAATATCCATGTTATACTCCTTATAATATTATTATACTACTCATATTTTACTCTGTTTTTGTTAATGTGTCAACTTTATTTTTTAACTCTATTAGTATTTGTTTTAAATTATCGATTTCATTTTGTTGTTGTTTAATTATTTTGTCATGCTCTTGTGTTGCTAATATATTATAAACACAAAAACGATCATATTTAAGAGATTCTGGCTGCCCATATTTATTAAAATTAACAAGATCTGGGAATATAGGCAATATCCATTCTGATATAAAACCTATATCAAGATCGCCAGATTCTTTAAATCTAAATTTATATGGAACTAGTTGATTAAATTTATCCATTGAATAATCTTCAACGCTTGACAATATATCTTTATATCTAATCGAAGAAGACTGAGGTTTTACCCAACCGCTGCCATCGATTACTAAAACAGTTCCAGTTCCTGCTGCCGATAAATTGAGCATTTTAACTGTTCCGTTTGTCTCTAATGCTTGATATGTAGAGCCATTGCTAAAATAGCCACCAACAGAACTTCCATTATTGCCTACTCCCTTTACTCCTGCGCCAACGCCATATGTAGTATGCCCATAAACTCCTGCCATGTTGCCATCTGTAGAGGTAAATGTATAGCCATTTACTCCATATGAATATGATGAGCCTGTTATTGCATCTATAGTATAATTATTAGTGACACTTACGAGACTGCACGAGACTTGCCAAGAGACATATAAATTTGAATATATATTAACGCCAGTGTAATATCCTATTTTTAAAACGTCGTTCCATGCGCTTGAGTTATATGATTTAAATTGAAAACATATATTTCCAAAATTAACATTGCTTGGAGAGGCCGGATTATAATAATTTTCGTTAACAGAAATAATCCTAGAAATTTCTGTGCTTGTGTTGCTTGGTGCGCATGCATGCCAAAAACTAAGCGCAGTTCCTCCATAAATTCCATTTTGCCCATTATATGCAACAGTATTAACGAATTTAACTGTTCCATAACTTGTATAATTAGATGTGTGTGAGTGGTCAATACGCATCGCATAACCAGTCGTAGATGTAGCTCTAACACCAAAACCAGCATAAGAATATCCATAAACACCAGTAACAGAACTCGTACTGCCGCCTTCGCCTTTAACGCCAGCAGAATCTTCGTAAGGGTATGTTGAGCCATTGCCGCCAAATGATATGCCATGAATACCGTGAGTTGTTAGGCCAGAACTACCAGCATTTGCATATATGGCAGTAGCATATGTTGTTCTACATTCAAGCGCAATATCATAATAAGAAAATATCGCCGCCGCACACCCAGCACTGCCTACTGCTGGCGGGTTTACAATGTAGAGTCTTGTATTAACACCATCATAGCCAGAATAGCTTGTGATATCCCCGCTATAGCTGTCCATAAGTAAAAGTTTTTTTGCCCATACGCCATTGTTATAAACTCCATCTATTTGATATCTTGCAATTCTAAAATATTCTGTTAAATCTGCTGCCTTAATACTAAAGTATCGAGCAGCTTCAGCACCTGAATAATCCATTGTTAGAGCATAATTAGTTCCGCTTGATAAATGCCCAAGTGATATTGCTCCGCTTTCTATTTTAGTATTATAATAGCTGCCAGTTCTTCCAATTGACAATAAAGAGCTGGTTAATGTCATATTATATACATTTGCAGAAACATATCCCATTTCAAGAGTAGATGCGGTTAATCTTACCTCCGATACATCGTATGTTGCTCCACCAATATATACTCCGCCAGTCATCCATGAACCATATACATCTGCCGCTAATCTGCCAAATTGAGCGCGAACACTTGCCCCATAAGTTGTCCCAACGCCGAACTGAATATAATAATTATTATATTGCGACCAGCCCTTAGTTGTATCAACAGAAACTTTTTGTTTTATTTCTGCACCACCAGAGCCAGCAGATACTTGGCTGTCAGTAATTCCCATTGTTGCGCCAGAAGCCGTACCCGATAAATAATTTGTTGACAATCCGCCACTTGTAGAAAAGCTTCCATTTGCACCACTGATATATGATTGCCCTGCTGCCGCGTACAGTCCGCCAAGACTTATAGATGTGGCCGACCCAACGATTTGTATGGGCGCACTTGCGGGTGTAGCTCCGCCAATATATAAATTATCACTAAACCATGCTCCATAAACATCAGAAGTTCCATTATTGAACTTTCCAACAATAGCCTTGAGAACAGATGCGCCATATATTGTTAAACCATATTTATCAAGATAAACATAATTGCTAGCATCCGCTTTACTTCTAATTGACAACATATAGTCTAAATTAATTTCAGAGCCATAAAATATATTAGCAATGCTCGTTATAACAGGCTGAAATTCAACCAAATTAACCACAGTTGAATCAGGACTATAAAAATATATAGTAACTGATTTTGCTAATATCGCTTTGCCAGTAGAGAAGTTTTCATAATGAAGCAGGGCCATATCAGCAACACCAGAACCAGTTGTGCTATATTCAAAATATCTATCTGCATCTGGTTTCGTTGCTGATGTGACTATATCATCAGCATTATTGAATGTATGATCGCCAGAATTAAGGCACTGTAGCCATATATCTTGAGTTCCTGTGCTTGTTATTTCTTCGAGTTTAATTACAAATCTAACATTACTTGTTGTATGTTTAAATTTAAGTTTAATATCAGATATCCACTCAACCTTATTCAAATCTATCTTTACATAATTATTTGTAGTTGAAGCAATCGTAAATGTGACGAACTCATTATCAAGATAATTAGCGTCTAATATATGCTCAGTTGAACCAGTTTGAACTGCGCCAACATAAGGCGTTAAGGTTAAATCAGACGATAATTTAAACTTAAATATATTGTTGCCCATATCAACGGCAGTGACATTTTTAGGCACTACATTATTAGCAACAGAAGGAACGCTTCTTGCCCCCCAATAATCTGTTGCATCGACGCGAACCCATAGTTTCAATGCAGTATTAGCCGTAAATAAATCCATTTCAGTGGCCGATAGTGATATATTTATTTTAGTAGTGAATGTTTCATATAGTTTAGGATTGTTAGGATCTGGGTTACTCCAACCTGGAAATTTCCAATCTCCGCTGCCAACAGCCGGTTCTGTTTCGGCAATAGCATATTGAATCCAGTATTTTTCTACCTCTTCTGCTCTTGGAGGAGTGCTTGTATCAAGCGTAACCGTATCCCAAAATGCTTCTGCTCCTCCTACCATTGAATTAAGTCTTAAATTAGCGGGAGCAGCAGGAGGGGTGTTAGTTATCGTTATTAAATATGGACTTGCTTGAACGGCGCCAGTCTCATCTAAGTAAGTATAGTTATCTGCTATATCATATGCGGCTAAGTATAACTGCACAGGAGAAGCCGTTGGTTTAAATATAAACGGATTAGAATCTAAGGTATATTCTTTAGCAGTATTTAACGTAGCGCCAATAAATAACTTAAGGCCATCATATAGGTTTCTGCTTACTTTTGCCGGATTAATCCATGATAATTTTATATCTCTACCAAATGCCCATGTTAATCCTGTAGGCAAATCAGAAGTAGCCGGCCCAACTGTATCTTTCTTAAATCTAACTACTTGTTCAATGCTATTTTCTGCATTATCAAACGCTCTTATCTTAACTTCAAATTCTTTATATATACCGTCAACAGTATCAGCGCCAAGCATAGAATTAGTTATATTAATTGGCGATCCGGTTGCAACAGTCCAAGTTATTCCATTATTATAGTTGTATTCAACTCTATTGATGCCAGAGTTAGCATCTTTTTCATATGCTCTATAGTAAATATCAATGCCATCAGTTAATATCTTTTTGTTGATATAACCGTTCTTATTTATGGCGATTGTATTATCTTCTTTATACCATATCTTTTGTATATCAAGATTAGGAGTTGCCGTATCTATTTTAGAGTAACGAGAGGCCGTAGTTGCCACAAGACTTCCTTCTGTTCCATCAGGTCTATACTGAACAGCCTTGACTTGAAACAACACTTTATCAGATGGGAAAGAATACGCTTGTTTAAATCCAGCAGGGATGAGCATAGATACGTTTGTTGTTTCTTTATCGAATCTTGTTTCGGTAGCAAGAATATATGGCCCTCCGCTTGTAGAGATATACCATCTTATTCTGTCCACATATATGCCTTTAGTAAATTCATTTTGTATCGTAAATTGCATTGATCTGGTATTATAAACATCTATTAACTGACTATCATTAATCGGGGTTTCGCTAAAACTATTAAGTTCAGCAGGGAGAGACCGTATTACGGTTGCGCCAGTAATACTTGCTTGAGGTAATATGGCCAAAGTTGACGCAGGGGCATTGCTAAATATTTGAGAGGTAACGCCAGGGACATCATGGAAATCGACAGCAACAACCATAAAATAATATTGTGTAGCATAATTTAAAACAGTCCCTGCTGCGTCCTTTTCTATTACCGCTGAATTTGTCGGCCCCACCCATGCGCGATATGCTATATTAACTGTGGCTAAGTCGGCAGGATCAGTAGACATAAACAACCAAAATTCTTTAAATTGTCTTTGTAAATCAGCAGTCCCATAACTCATTGTCCAATTAAGACGCATCACTTTGCCATCGAGCTTAGCAGAGCTATAAGTTGGAGAACCAACTACTGTAGGCGCGGGAAGCTGTTGCAGAACTGATGTAGTCCCAACCGCTGATTCTTGCGAGTATACTATTTTAGATAAAGTAGTTGATGCGTATTTATAATCAACAAAAAAGTCACCAACGGCTCTTATTAAAAAGAAATAAGCAATGGGAGCCGCAGGGCTAGGGTCAATATCAGATGGCAACTGCCAAATATAACTTTGAGCATCTTTGCTAAGCCTTATTGTATCATTTAATCTTTCTGCGCTATCCCATATGGCCTTTCTATCTGTGATGTTTGTCGGAGTATTACCTATGATTAAAAGCAAAGCATCATATTGCGCTTGTGATATTTTTTTAATCTCGTATCCTGTTAAAAATGCATCTGTATTTTTTGTCCATTTGCAATCAATCTGATGCCTTATCGGGTCATATGTTGTGGTAAATCCTTGTACATCTGCTGGCTTAGGGTTAATTAATAAGGTTTCGCTTGCAACCCTTGCTCTTCTAACACCAGCATTTGTTGCATTGTAAACCGACCCTATTTCAATAGAATAATTATGTGTTGTCTCCCAAGCATCTATGTTGAGAAAATCCTTTGCGTCTTGTTCTTTAAAATCTTGTAATGTGATAGTATATGTTTTTATTGTATTAGCGAAATCTTTTTGGAATAATATCCTTTTTTCCCCATGGTTTTCTCTAAAGGCCAAATATGTTCCATGATAACCACCCGCGTATGTCCAATCAACTTGAACAGGGAAATTGCTTCCAGTCTGAGTTAGTGTAATTTCGCTACTGTCAACAATTAATGCCGCCAGCACCGGATAAGTCCAAGTGGCTGCCGATGAGTTTTCTGCTGTGCTATTATCATAGGCATAGATTTCGTAGCCATAGTATTTATTCGCCACTGTTCCGTCAATATATGACCATGAAACCATATCTGGAGAAGCCGATGCGTCTAAATCAGTTAATAAAGTTCTCGTGCCATCAACATATTGATCTGATGAACTGTTATATTCAGATCGATATATTTTAAATCCCTTTAATCCATTATTGCCATATCGTAACGGAACGCTCCAGTTTAATTGAAGCATATAATTAGTTGAATCGCTTATATTAACCGCATAGAAATTTTCTGGTTTTTCTGGAGCTATAAAATCACCAGCGATGAACTGTATTGACGTAGACCAATCAGACACATTCCCTGAATTTCTTTGTGCTCTGACTTGGACTTCATAAAAAGTTCCTCGTATTAAATTAAGCATCGGAATATAATAATATCCACTGGTTAGCGCAGTTCCTGCCAAAACATTAGGTTGTTTTGACCAAATAACTGTACTTTTCTCTTTATATTGTATTTCAAACATTCTAAAATCATCATCATCATGTTGTTTGATTTTTAGTATAGCGTTACAATTGTCTCCGTTTGAGGCGGTATCAATTGAAGAAGTAAGGACAACGATTTCATCTAAACCAGTGATAGGATCAACGCCAACGGGAGGAGTATATGGTGTTACGTTGTCTGATGTTGAAACGATTATAGGATCGCTCCATGTCTGCTGTCTATTCGCCATATTCTTAAGTAATATCTTATAGCGAACGACCTCATCTTTAGGAACATCTCTATCAATAAATTTATTTGTTATCTGTAAGTCAATGCTATCAATATGTTCATCATCTTCAAATGTGCCACTATTGTCTTTATCACGATATATATCAGCGATAACCTGGCCTGTTACATCATGGCCAAGTTTATCTTTGCCTGAGAATATGATCGTCATTTCAACTAATGGCTTGCCGGCTTCAAATCTCGTTACCCATTGAATTTGAGGCATAGCGGGCGGTATATTAGAATCAAACGAATTATTAAGCTGAGACACATATAATGGCTCAATGCCATCCTGCATTGTAGTAGCAACAGATTGAGTGTTAACGTCATTTACTTGTGTTTTCTGTTCTATCTGTCTATTAATTTGTTCAGGTAGATTTGTATAAAGATTTCTTGTTTCCATCTTAACCTCAATCTTTCAAATAAAATATTGCACTCGTTCTGGGACTACCAGCGGGATCAGTATATGTGGGAGGAACCGTTGCGCCAGTGCCAAACTCAACGCTATCAATGCCAAGGTATTCTTTAACAGGGTTATTGGTGCCTGGCGGCATTGCTACATATTCCAGCAAAGCGCTTGGAGCTTCTGTATCTAAACACCTTAATTCTACACCAACTGCCTGTATAATGTCAACATCTGATAAATCAACAGTTCTGCTAAGAACAACCGAGCAAGTCTTCCATAGGTCTCTTGTTTCGTCTATTGTTAGTTTAAAATACTTTATCTTGCACTCTCTTGTTTCCGTATTATCACGATATTCTATAAATAAGTATGGATTCCATATCTGATTAAGAGTTACGCCAGATATTTCTTTTCCCATACTTCCTTTCGTTGATAAAGTAAACATTCTAAAATAATAATTATCCACTTCTGTTGATATCTTTATTGTCTGTTCTAACGCATGTTTGAGCAACGCAGGCGCAGAAAGTTTTTTATCGTTTTTATCCCATGCTGTTACTTTATTACTCTTCCAAAATGCAAATTGAATATAGCCATCTGTACCCGTTTGACCACCAGTGGGCTGCTCTATATAGTTGACTTTAGTAATATTAGTTATAGTAGTGCCACCATTTCTAAACGGAGACCAAGGACCATTCTGCATGTTTTGGTTGGCGCTTATCGATGTATCGTTTGGCTCTCCCTTGCCTTGTCCTACAATGCTCCATTTATTTATTGTCCACATCGGGTTATTGGCGAAGAAATTGCCATATTCAATCTGAATCGGCTTCATTGAGCCATCAATCAAGTTGGTTGCAGCGCCGTCTACAATTACCTCAACGCCCTCGCCATAAATATCGAATACATTTAATATCGTCATTTTATAACCAGTGCCAGTTGCAGATGAGCCGGCAGTTACAGTCTTACCTTGACTATCAGTAAAGTCCCATTGTATGATTTGATTTAATCCTATCGGCACAACCCAACGCCTTGCAGTTTCAGTGTTAGTCGTTGTAGTATTCATCAAGTTAACATTGCCGCCATCTGCCGTTGATACATAAGCGTCAAAATAAACAGCGTCATTAATATCTTGATACGCGCCGGCATCAGTTTTAATCTGTATAGGAAGGCTTACTGGCTGATATGAAGATAAAAAGCTTGTAGGAGGAATGGGTGCTTTCCATTTAAGTTTATATGTATGACAATTAGTTTTAATAGCAATCGTCTTACGCTCTGTCGCTATTATACTTGCATTGCCAGAGAAGCCATTTAATACGGGTTTAATAATTAATGAAGCATCATATTGAGTTGCTGTCTTAATCCATCCCGCTGATGTTGCGTTTGCTACGTTACCGCTATCGGGATATCCTGCTTTTATATCTTGGTCAAACTGCCACCAGTAAAAGTTGTACTTAGCGTCTTCCCACCCTGTCGTAGCACCAATATGAAACATTCTGTTATACATATAATTGAAGCTATCATTCGGCATTAAATAGATTTTATTAACGCTTTCTGGCCATACCTTAGCGAAGTTAATTCCGCCATCCCAGCGAATGCCATTCTCTCTTTTATAAACGCCGGCATCTAATATTTTTTCTTCCATAACATAAGCAAGAGTATGTTTTCGGTGTAATACGCCCACAACGATCTGAACTTTTTGTTGTCTGGTTAATGCAAAGTTAAAAGTTAAATATTCATCGGGCGGTTGGAAAGCAGAACATACTTCATTAGCAGTTACAACGGCATCTATTAAATGCGCTGCGGCCAACGTGTAGTTCTTTGCGCGAGTTACTGTTAGATTACCACGCCACTTACCGCTACCACCATCATATGCAATTGTCGGCGTTCCTACAAGCATATATTCCGTATCAACTTGAATTAATTGCCCGCTTGAAATAACAAACTCTTCATCGCAATATACATCAATTGATGCTTGTATGGCCGTAGCCGCATACAACAATTTAATGGGCGTTCTATCCACATATACTGTTTCTGGAACAACTTCTAAATTACTACTCACTGCCTTCCTTGTTATAGAAAAGCCATATGCTTTATTAGCAAGGAATTGTGTGGCCGGCACTGGAGGCTTGATATAAGACTGCATGGGAGGCAAGGCAACAACTGTTAAAGTATCAGTTGAACTTATTCTGCTTATTTCTGTGCTAATGCCTGTTACCCATAAACGTGTATCATTAAATGCGCCAACCTCTGGGGCAGCTACAACGCCACAATCGCCTATTTCAATATAAGGGTTACTCAAACTGGATATCGAGAATTGTTTAATATTACGTCTATGCATTTCTAATTGTGTGAGTGATATCCAATCTGAGGTTGCTTTATCAGATATATTTTTCTTAACAACTATCGTTTCTTTTTTATGTCCAACAAAATTATATGCAGGATCGTATTCATAGCACTCAATCTCTGATATATACAAATCAGTGGCGCAATATAGTTCAATTGTACTTTGCGTATAAAGCGCCGGCAATTTAAACATAATTCCACCTGATGTTAAATCATTGGCAGTTATAGTATGTGATACAATAACAGTAGTCGCATTCTTTAAAGATACAATCGCGCCCAAAGGAGTTGTCTGTGGCTTTAAATAAACAAACATCAAATTAAGATTGCTCGTAAGCAGTTCTATGATTGCAGGGGCGCTTGTTTTTAATAACGCATATTTATCATATCTTCCGTCCATAAGCACATGTCCGGTTGAAAAGGTTATAGTGCCATCAGAACCGCCTTTAATGGCATTGTTGCCATTGTATATTGATGTAGTATCAATCGACCTTGATATGATAGGCTGTGGGCTTTCTGGAAGCCCTATGATGGTCATTTGATTTCTTACTTCGGCAGATGAATTAACGGCTGACGATACAATTGCGTTTAAAGTATTATCGCAAGTAAATGAAATGACCTCATCATTGTTATCCAAATAAAGAAGTCCATTGAAATAGGGTGCAGTCGCTGGCAGTGGTGCTGTCATTACAACACCATAGGTATCAGACGTAAATGCCGTATCAGCGCTTGTAGCCCTGTATATTTCTGCTTCATAATATTGATATTTCTTTAACGCAGGAATAGTAATAGGTGCGCCTACATTTGTCCATGTGCCACCATCTGATTTCTTTAATTGAATTGTTGCACTATCTGTATTTGACGTATTTGCTATAAATCTTACTCTTAAATTACGAATACTTGCAGCCGTTGGTATCGACCCAACAGTTAAGTCAAATGTATATCTGTTATTTGTTTGTGATTTAATGTCCCAGGCCGTCCATGACCATACATGGTTCTCGATTATTTCAGAGTCATTATCAGTTGTATTGACTGGAGCTAGCCAAGTGTATTGACGAACCGCTTTGATTGTAAGTACGCCCTGCTCATTAAAGAACACCTTAAAGCCAAAGCCTTCCGTCAATGTTAATATTGCATCCCATAATGATTGACCAAATTCTAACTTAAATTTAGCGTCATTAAGCATATCTTCGTCTATGCCGGCATATACTTTCTTTTCTATAACAGGAGCATAACCAGTTGTGCCATCGCCAGTATAAGAATCCCTGTCCATCTTCGGTGCGACGCCAGAGTTAGCCTGTAATAATCTTTCAAATATAGATTTAGATTGCATATACGGATATTTATCTGCTCTGCCAAGTCTAATTGTGGCATAGTCGTTATATGCTATTGAAAGCAGATTAAGAGGGAATTTAGATTTAATACACAAATCTCTTATAGCATAATCTAAGCGCCAGTTATCATATGCAGGAACATATTTATTTAATAAATTATCATTATAAACATCATCAGGCATTACTAAGTATTCATCGCCTAAATAGACTTTATTTGCAGGGGATATCGCATGTGTAGATACGCCAGATAATCTCTGAACAGTTAATTTAGCCTCAGCTATCGTAACATTCAGGACTAACATTACCTCAGAGTCTATTTTAATCTTAGAACCTACGCTAAATAAAGTAGCAGCGCTTACATAGATAAACTGATCTGTTGCGCTTATCGGCGCGGTTAGCGTTGCCGTTGAGTCAGTCCAGGGTAAATCTCTATATGAATTTATATCTGGATAATTATAATTAAGCACGTTCATAAACATAACAGAGAAGTCAACGCCATTGACTTCCATAATACCATCATCATTCGGAACTATGCTTTCTATAATACCAGTAAACCTTAACTTAACATGCTCTGCGTAAGGCGCAGTGAAATCACAATAGCCAGAATATGCTCTAATCAAAAAACCTTTTGATAGTTTAGAGCCGTCTGTGCCTGTATATATTCCAGTGTCATAATTATATTCAAGAGCGCCACCGACATTTCTAAATAATTCAATGGGAATAGATGCAGATATAGTTTTAGATTGGCCCTGCTGGAAGTTTAAATTAAGAGTAGAGCAATCAATACGATTCCATACGGCAGATGTGGGGTCAGCTTGCCATTCATATATGCTGCCTTCATAAATCTCTATGTAATATGCTGGCCTTGCTGTTTTAGCGTAGTTAGCATCATTAAGGGCTAAGACTGTATTTACTAAGGTTTTATCTTTAGTTTGCATTATGCTACCATCCTGAAAGAAATCATTATTGACCGTATTACTTCGCTATTATTTATCGTCTTTAAATTATTAATTGCTCGATTTGTGATCTGAATATTGAACTGTTGCCCTGCAATTCCATCAACAAGTATAATCGTTTTATGCATTGGAACTGCGGCTAAATCTTCATATAAAGCAGATGTAACTAAAGGCCAATACATCGTGTAGTTCGGATAAATCTCAATATGAGACAAGGAATCAGCGGTATTGCTATTCATTGGCACTTTGATGATATTATATTTCTTTCTCATAACCCCACCCGTGATTATATAATCAACCGTTTTAGGGCCATAAGCAAGCGTATATGTAGTTACACCGTCAATAAAACTCCAAGCCATAACCTATCCTTTAATCGTGGCAATTAACCACAAGAGTACATCTATATCCGCGTTTATCGCCCTTAAATACCATGCCTTCATGTAATTCAAATATGCAATCAGATACTTGACCAGAATAACTTGTCCATGTAGGCGATGGCGTTGCCGTTAAGTCTTCACCATACATTGTATCAAATTCAATTGTATCACCATCAAAACCAAGTGTTTCAAGTGTATTAAATGTAGCAGTATCTTCAATTAATAAATCCCACACCCATTGTTGTTCTCGATTGATAACACGAGAGCCATTATAATAAGCACCAGGAAACACGATAGCCTTGCCTCTTGAGGGTTTAAATTCACCATCTTGAGGCAAGGTCTCGTTTATATTTGATGGCCCTAAAGCCAGTTGTACATTATTAATTTGAAATTTAGCTCTCATACTCATATTATAACATATAGAAGAGAATTATCAAACATTATTTTTAACCCCAATTAGAGGTCGATGTCGCCATCTTTCCTAACGATGATTGATACGAATTACTAATAACTGCATTAACTTCTGCTGCAATTGATTTCGCATTACCGCCAGCAGCGTTTATTGTTATATTATTATTTATTGTAGTTCCGTTACGTTCTGCTTGAACTTTATTCACTTCAAAGGTTGATGGTGCGTTAAAGATCCCATCAGACAACTTCATCAAAGCGTTTGTGTTGCGATCAAGAGCGTCAACGTTACGGAACAGAGGGTACATCTCCCTCGCTGGCTGTACTGGCGGGGCTTCATCTCCATTCTTTTTTCTCCCCAGCAATCCGCCTAATGCGCCTAATATAGCACCAATCGGGCCACCAGTTAAGAAACCAGCAGCAGCGCCACCAAGCACACCAACTGTTCTATTACTCGTTGATGAACCAATAGCATATCCAAGCATCGCTGATGTTAAATATTGCGATGTGCCATATTTAGAAGCCGATGAAGCCGCTTTACTTGCATTTCCAAACCCTGCATTAGCTCCGATTTTACTACCGCTTAGTCCACCGCCAAGTGCAGAGCCACCGCCACCGAATTTAAAACCGCCACCAAGCATACTTAAAAGTCCTGCTCCACCACCAGCGCCACCCGCTGCGTTAATGTTATATTGAATCGAGCCATTCGATATACCAGGCATAATCATATCTGTAACACTCATCGCTCTTTTGCCAAGCCCTAAGCCACCCATTGCAAGAGCGCCTAGAGCAGAACGAGGGTCAGATAATGCAGGAGCATTGCTCTTCTTGCCGCCGCCGCCCATGCCGTCTATTCCACCGAATATCATACCGAACATATCGCCTAATCCGGTTTTATTGATAAGCATTTCAGCAAATTTATCTGCTAATTTCTTAAGAACGCTATCACCAATATTTTCAAGCACTTCTTTCCATTTATTAGTAGAATTATTTACCTCGTCCATTTTCTTACGAGCTTCTTCGATCTGGCGATTAACTTCATTCCACTTATCTCTCGATGAGTTAATAGCATCAATATTACCCGTTGATTCAGCTTGAGCAATACCATAAGCCGCTGTATTTGAGTCTTCTCCTAACTTGGAAAGCTCTTTTGCTATTTCAGCTAATTGTTTTTTGCGTTCATTTTTATTCTTCATGGATAAAGCGTCAAATATACCAGTTGAAAGCATACCTTGTATTTCTTGAACCTGTTGGTTAATTCTTGCTTTCTCTTTAAGCTCTATTTGCCTATCAATGAGGCCCGCTAACTTAGTTTCCTTATCAATCTTCAAATCAAGCATCTTAAGTTCTTCTGAGTCCATTACGAGGGCCATAGCTTCCATTTCGGATTTGCCAGTTAATATATATTTAACTTTGCCCTGTTCGATTGCGATTAATCTTTCTGCTTCAAGTTCTGCTATTTTAGCCTGGCTCTTCCATTCAAGATATGCTTTTTCTTCTTGTCTGCTTGGATTATTAAGAGCATTAAATTCCATATCGTATATCTCAGATTTAAGAGATAATTCTGTTCTTAGCCTTTCCATGCCAACACGATTATCGCTTTCAAATTGTTCAAATTGCGATATTTGTATTGCTTGTTCCCTGTACTTAGATTGTAAGTTTATCTTTTCTTGTAATACTGCTATCTCTTCTTTGAACTTCTTAACTTCATCAGGTTTAAGATTCTTCTCTTCAGCAGAAAGAGCAGCTTTTTTAGCTTGCATTTCAGATTCATATTTAGCAGTTTCAGCATCATATTTAAGCAAATATTTATCTGGCATTTTGCCTTCCCAATATGAAGACATCTGCTGTTGTTTTTGAAGGTCAGCTTCTGCTTTTTTGATACGCTCAAGTGCATTATAGTGAGCAGTTGATTCACGATCGCGTTTAGCAGCGCCACCGGATTTTTCATCAAAAACATTTCCGGCTCCCTCTGCTTGCGCTTTTTGCTTTATGAAATCGATATAACCAGTCTCGCCTGGGCCGGGAACATCTCCGCTTTTTACAGCATCTGCTATATCTTTTCTGTATGCAGACCCCAAGTCCTGTTTAAGTGCCTTCTTTTCATCTGCCGTTAACCCTTTCTCTCCTAACAGGCCCGTATATGTTTTAAGATTAGATTTTACCTTTTCCCATGGGGATTGTTTTTCTTTCTGTGTTGGCATTTCCCCAAAAATCATATTAGAAAGCCAACTAGGAAGATTGGACTTTAAAAATGTTTCAATGGCAACTTTAACTGTGAATTTAGTATTAGACAGGTCAAAAAGTCGATTAGACAAAGTATCCGCCAATTTAATACCGCCATCAAAAGTAGATGACAATGCTTGACTTAATTGATTTGTGACACGAGCAAATGCCGCAGTCTCAGTGCTATTATTTTCCAACAAGGTTCTATATTGCCTGAGTGATTCTAGCTCATTTTTAGCATCAGCCATATTTTTTGACGCCGCATCTTGTTTGTCCCCGTCAGACTTTAAAAAAGCTTGGTCTAGGTCATCTTGGGCTTTTAATATGTCTTCTTTTGCCTTTAAAATTTTTTCATTTGTAATAGCATATTTAGCTAAATAATCATCTTGAGACGATGATTTTCCCGTCATTCGTAACTGTCGTAATTTTGTTTCATTTTCCACCATCTGCACGGCATATACTAAATTCTTTTCACGCAATATAGCTTCAGCCTCAAGTTGTTCATTTTTATTTCTTGCTGAAGACTCTGGAGGAGATATTGATTGAATATTTGCGAATATTTTTTCTATTTCTTCTGGAGTTTGATTCTTGAGAGATGATAACATCTGAGGAGACAATGCAAGTATTTTATTGGCATTTTCCTTTTTAAAAATATTAGAAGTTTTAAGTAATAAATATGATTCTAATTTTTTATTAAGGTCATCAAGATATTTTTGAGAGCCTATTGCTGCGCCCTCTGACGCCATTATACTTTGTTCTGCATATTTAATTGACCTTTGTATTAAAAATATCTGAAGATCGGCCAATAACTCATTAGAAATGTTCGTTGCTTGTCCAGATTGTATATTAGAAATTAAATCTTGGTTTTCAAATCCCTTGAACCTATCAAGCGGCATGGCTTTTATTTCCCCTAAAAACTTCTGTCTATTTGAAGGAAGAAGTGTCTCTTGGAAAGTTAATAGAGCATCTGCCATTTTAGGAATTTCCGTAACATTGCGCCCAAGGGCTTCGTATAAGGGGTCCATTGTTGCCCTTAGGCCCTCTGCGGCCATCTTAGTTTGTGTTTCCCATCCCCTGTCGCCAATATTCTCTTCGCCAATTCTTTTAGCAAGAGTCGCCTTTTTTGCCATTGCCAGGTCTTCTTGGCTTTCTATCATTGGTATTATTTTACCAGATTCAGAAAATTTAGTTTTTAGTCCGGCTTTTTTCATACCTTCAAGACCAAGCTCTTTTGCGATATCTTCTGCAACCTTTTCTTTAGCAGCCTTATCGCTAACGTTTTTTATACTGTTCAATAAATCTAAAGTTTTGGACAATTTATCGTTATACTCTTTTTGTTTCTCTGACGATGATTCGGCCATAGATGATATCGCCATATATGCGCTAGTCGCTAATGCCGCAAGGGCTAAGAAAGGCTGAACGGCACCCATTATTCCCCAGAATGCTCTCATAGTATTTGTTGCCGTCATTCCTGAAGTATACATTGCTATTATTGCTCTCTTGGCTAAAGTTATATTTCTTGCAAAGGCTGCCCATGCAGTTGTATTCCCAACCGCTATGTTCAAGTTTCCAATGCCATGTTTGGCAGTTAGAGTTGTGGCCACAAATGAAACCATTCCAACTACGGCATTAGCAATATTTAACTTAAACATTCTTAACATAGCAACAATAGCAGAAAATCCATAAAAGCCTGTTAGCGCCCCAACGACACCCTTCGAGAAGCTAGGCATCATACTCGCGAGAGAAGAGAATATATTCATTAATCCGGTCGCGGCACCAACTAAAGGCAAAATAACAGCCGTAGATAATTCATATAAGATTGTACTTGCCCTTTGAAATGATTTGCTAAATTTCTCCATTTCAGATGCATTTGCTTTTTGAGCATATCCTAAAGAATTAATTGACCCAGACGTTAATTCTGCTGCTCTACCCATATTTTCCATTAAAGCTATAAATGCATTAAGTTGTCTTGAGCCGGCCATCTGTTCGCCTATAAATTTCTTCTGAACATCAGTTAAGATAGACCATTTCTTCGCTACCGTTTCTAATATCTGAGGAGCGCCCATTATATCGCCACTTATAGGAGATACAAATTGCTGTCCTTTAAACTCTTCCATACCTTGCAATAGATTAAGTGTTTTCATTCTTTGAGCGCGTTCAATAATAGTCTTTAACGATGTACCTATTACTTCACCGCTTAACTGTGTTTTTTCAGATACAGCAGCGATATAACCAAACAATTGGTCTAAGCTAACACCCATTGTTTTAGCCATAGAACCAGAGCGTTGCATTGCAGATATAAGCACTTCAGATGACGCAGATGATTTAGCCTGTACCAATGCCAACTTGTCTATTAATACAGTTGTATCACTAAATTGGCCCTTCCATACATTGGTAGCAGTAGTTAAATAGGTGACAGTAGTTGCAAAATCAGTTGATGCTACGTTAACGCCAAGCAATGCTGAACGAGTCATATCTATGATTTCATTTGCAGATTTACCTTGTTTGGCAAACTCAGCATATGAGCCTAACACTGTATCAATAGGAACACCAAACTCAGCGGCCATTCCATATGCGCTCTGTCTTAATCCACCAATATTAGAACCCTCAGGCAAGAACTTTTTAAGCTCTAACATTTGATCTTGCATTGCAACAGCTTGACGCATAGCTTCTGTAAATTGTTGTATAGTTGATGTAATCGCAAAGAATGATATATAATAACGGCCAAGGCGTAATACAGCATCGCCTTGCTTACGCATTATATCGTTAATCCATGTCATTTTATTGCCGTATTGATCTAAACGAGATGTGCCGCCTGATATTTTATTTAAATAAGCCGATGTAGCCTCTAATGTTTTTTGTTGTTCTGATAGACCGAGACCTAATACTTTTCCAGCAGACCCAAGCGCTCCAGCCGGCGCAGATGGGACTGCTTTCTCTATTAACGGCCTTACTTTATTCATAGCCTGTTTGACAGACATACCCATTTGCTCAACTAAGAACTTACCATATGCCTGTATATTAGGAACAACTTGACCGCCAGTGCCAAAGTTGCCATCAAGATAGCCCTTGGGAAGCATTGTGACTTGTTTGCTTGTGTATGTTTTAGGACCTTTAACTTTACGCATCCGAGCATCGGCTTTTGCGTCTGCTTCATCAGCTTTGCTTTGAGCTATGGTTTCGTTATAAATTCTATTAGCGCGTTGAGCCTCATATTCAGCAGTGTTTGTTGGCCGACCCGTTGCGTTATATTTTCCTTCGGTCGTAGTATCTTTGTCTCTTTTCTGTCTATTAATTGCGGCTTGTTTATTTTCTTTAACTTTGCTTTCAAGCCACTTATTATATTCAGAATTTACAGCAGCGTTTTGATTATCAATATCTTTTTCTATTTTCCGTTTAGTTGCATCATCGGCTATCCGTAAATCGGCCTGTTTCTTTTGATGTGCAACATATTGTTTATGAATATCTTTTTCCGCTTGAAATTTATCATTATCTATCTTATCTTGATTGCGTCTATATGCTTTATGGGCGGCAGTCTGATCTTTTATCCAATCATCATTTAGTTTTTTTTCTTTAATTTCATTTTCAATGGCTTCTTTCATTTGCATTAATGCAGCATTTTGGCCCACATCGGGCGAAGTATCTAAGTTAAACTTTTTAGTAAGAGATTTTATTATAGTCTGCTGTTGAGATGCCGACAAACTAACGCCATGTGCCGACGAAACTGCCCCCATTATATTGCGGGCATTTTCGACATTAAAATTTCCTGTCGATAATATTTCTCCAACTCTTTTCTGGACTCCCACTGCGTTTTTTACTTCAACTTCAACTGTCGCTTTAGTTTTTTTGCCAGCAACTTTATCCATTGATTTAGATACTTCGTCAACAGCATTTTTACTTCTAGTTGCTGATTGTTCAAGAGAAGAAAAGGTTTTGGACATAGCCTGGGGCAATGATTTAACGGCAGACTCAACTTGTTTAATAGCAGAAACCATATCACGGAATACACTCCCAGATAATTTCCCTTTACTAAACGTAGTATCAAAAACTTGATTAAGAGTTGTAGATTGTTTCTTAATTTGTCCGACCATATTAGCGAATGATTTTATTAAACCACTTTCATCTAATACGCCTTTTATTGCGACTCTTATTTGGTTTTCAGTAGCCATTATCTTCTCCCCTTTTCTTCTTCATCTCAAATCAAAATTTATCTTTAAATTCCTCTTGCTTCCGTTTCATTATAACATCATCCAAGTGTCTATCAAGTTCATAGTCACTATCAATGACCTCTGCACTTGGTTTTTCCTTTGGAGTCATGTCACGCAATTCATAATAGAATTTACACCAACTTAAGAATAGCGTTTTATTTAAATCCCAATCTGAGACGCACCCATCGAACATACTGCCTAAATCTTTACGACTTAGTTCGTACTTTCTTTGCCAGATATACTCGCGGGCAATTGCTC